AACGCCACAGTTCCCACTGTTGTAAAAAATATACTTGTTGCTGGAGGTTACAACGTTACTGTTGTAAGCTAGTATGAATCTGGACCACAAATGCTTCAAGGAAAGGTCTCCTAAAGTTAAAGGTATACTACTTAAGAATAAGGGTGTTCTAGTATTTACTGGAGATACTATCTGCACTAGTTGTGAAAGTGCTAATGAAGTAGAAGTTTACATAGAACCAAGTTATTGTCCATATTGTGGAGAAAGATTGATCTAGTGACAAAGCCATTTCTCTCACTTGCAGTTATTGCCAGGAATGCAGAAGAAACTATCTATGCCATGTTGGAATCTGCTTATAGATATGTGGATGAGATAGTCATTGTATGGGGAGGACAGAACACAGATAAAACAGAAGATGAAGCATTAAGATGGGCAGATGACCATTCAGATTACACCTCTCTTATCTTTACCCAATTCAATGAGCATATCGGAGAAGATGGTGGACTGGAGCATTTCGGAGAAGCTAGGAACTACTCTTTCTCTCTTACTTCTGGGGAATGGATTATGTTCCTCGATACTGACGACACCCTTGTAGGTGGAGACCACATTAAAGAACTGCTGGAAACTACTGAAGATGTTGTAGATGCTTGGGTAGTCCCCTACGACTACGCCAGGGATGAATTTGACAACCGAGTCATCTACCAGGAAAAAGAGCGCATCTTCCGACGCCGATCCTGGGAGGAGGGAGCCAGGTGGACCTACCGAGCCCATGAGGTGTATCGTTGGCAGTGGCCTAATCCAAGAAAACTCCAGTGTGGCAGGTCCTCAAGTTTCTACGGAGAATCTCTGGTCGTTAAACACGACCCTAACCATAGAGACGACCGCTCTCCTAGAAACAGGCATCTTCTTCGTATGTCTATGAAGGACCCAAATATTCTCTATGACTCCAGGACCTGGATGGAGTTCGGTCGGTACTACCTTTTGGGCAGAGAGCCTTTCCTGAAGAGAGCCCTTCCTTATTTCAAGAGAGCCTTAGAGTTCGACCTGAGTCCTGAGGACAGGTACTTTGTCCTTCACGGCATTGCCGATGTCTATAAGCATATAGGGCGATTCCGAGAAGCCAGGCGATTCTACTTGGAGTGCCTCTTCTTTCCTCACTGGAAAGACGCTTACCTCGGTCTGGCGGAGTGTGACCTGTCTCTACAGGCTCCACAAGCTACTCTCTACTGGTTAGAAATAGCTTCTCACCTGCAGCCTAGAGATTCTCGTATGGCCTATTCACCGTTGAAGTACGAGTATGATTACTACCGGCTTAAGGGATTGGCCTACTTACAAATGGAGGACCTTGACAATGCCTACCCCAATCTCTCTAAAGCATCTGAAATTCTGCCAAGTCAAGATAAGCTAGCTGAGTTGCATCAGACTCTTATTGACATTAAGGTACAGCAGAATGTTAGGGAGATGATTGATGCTCTAATGACATTGGGGACGATCAAGTTCTCAGACTACCCGCCTTATGTGATGGAACGTAGGTCGGTTAGAGATCATGTGAATCAACCCATACATGACAGTTTTGTTAAGGATGGAGTCAATACAATCATTTTCTGTGGGGCAGTAGCAGAGCCCTGGTCGCCCAACTCACTCAATCAGGGAGGGATAGGAGGTAGCGAAACTGCAGTCATATACCTTGCGCAAAAGCTCGCCAAGGACGGCAAGAAGGTGGTTGTTTACACTGACCCTCAAGTGGATGAGGGAATCTTCTGGAAGAACGCTGGCTTCTTTGACTACCGAAGATTCCGACCAGACATCAAGTGCAAAAACTTCATCTCCTGGAGGCGAGCCCCTATGTTCGCCCCTGGACTTGATACCGAACAACGGATATTATGGAATCACGACATTAACTTAGGAGCGAGGACACAAGGACTTGAAGAAGCTGCTGAACAGTTTGACAGGATTGTTGGGGTTTCACCGTGGCACGAAGAGTACCTCAGGACTCTCTACCCGAGACTTGGAGAACATATATACAATGTTCCAAACGGCATTGATTTGGGCAGGTTTACGGGAGCGGTTGAAAGAGACCCCCACAAGTTCATCTATACCTCTTGCCCAAAGCGAGGACTCTACGAGTTGCTCGAAATGTGGCCATACATCAGACAGTACGAAGACGACAGACTCCATGTCTTCTACGGATTCCAGGGTGCTGAGTTCGGCGACAAGGGACTCCCTCCTGAGGCTAGTGAATACACAGAAGCTATCCGACAACGACTACGAACTACTACAGGGGTGGTTGAAAGAGGACGAATTGGCCAGAAAGAACTTGCACAAGAATTCCTTAGTGCCAACATGTGGCTGTATCCAACTTCATTCGCTGAGTCATGTTGTTGCGTTGGAAGTACCTTAGTAGATCTACCAAGAGACTACCAAAAGTACCCCATGGGAATACCTATAGAAGAATTAGTGGGTAAGTCTAACTTTCCAGTGTGGTCTTATGACAACGCAACTGGGGTATTCAAACTCTGTAAAGTAGAGTGGGTTAGGAAAACTGGAGAAAATGTTCCTGTAATTAGAATTAACTTCAGAGGCCACGGTAGACCACTACGAGTTACTCCAGAACACCGTATACTAACCTACAATCGAGGATGGGTATCAGCAAAAGATCTAGTACCAGGAGAACGAATTGTTTCATTAGGTAAGAGACTTTCAGTTGAAGTTGGTACGGGAGAAGGCCCCTGGAAACAGGAGCATAGACTATTAGCCGAATGGAAGTTTGGAGGCATTCCACTAGGAGATCATGTAGATCATATTGATGGTAATGCGTTTAATAACTCACCAGAAAACGTTCAGATTTTAGATCCTTCTACTCATGCCAAAAAAAGCCTTGGTAGTTATGGTGATAGACGACCAATCCACTCATCCAAATTAGTAACAAGAGCAGAGAACTTCAAAAACTGGCTCTACCAAAATCAAGAAGAGGTGAAATTACTTCGATCTAAAGCGGGGCACGCTTTGTGGGACAACATGACTCTGGAGCAGCGAGAAAAGTTTAGTAGAATGCGCTCTAGGAAACGTAATACAAAAGAGCCTATATTTAGAGATTGTGTAACTTGTAAAATCAAATTCAGGATACCAGAATCTCGTATAGAAACTGCCAAGTACTGTTCTAAAGTGTGTAGGAACATTGGACATAGGAAAAGTGTTCAGCAGTCTAATCATGTTGTAGAATCGATAGTTCCAGATGGTACTGAAGATGTCTACAATATGGAAGTGAATGGCTTGCATAACTTTGTTGCAGAAGGGGTAGTGATACACAATTGCATTGGTGCAATAGAGGCACAGGCAGCAGGGTGTCTACCAATTACTTCCCATCTTGGTGGTCTGATTTCGGTAGTATCCCCAGAGATAGTAACTATCCCAGGGTCGAATACCTCTATGGAATACCAACAGAAATTCCTCTCGATGGTAGCTTACTACAGGGACCATCCGGAAGAAGCGGATATTCTAAGAAGCAAGTTGAAGACATTTGCTCGCAGATTCTCCTGGGGAGAAGCATACGCAAAGTGGAAGAGGATACTTAAGTAAATGACTACAGAAAATATACTATTCTATGTTGTTGGCTGGGTAATAGGCACAATAGTAGCTAATGTTACTTGTGTCTGGTGGTTGAGTAGAAAGGAAAGGTTTAAGTGATTGATATTGGTGGGTGGATTTTCCTGTCTGTAGTTCTGGTTTGTGCTTTATTCCTGTTAGTACTCAACATCTGGGAGGCTACACATCAGTGAAGATTTTTGTTCTGTTGCCATTAGGTGGTAAAAGTCCTATTGTGAACAGTGCTGATCCCATAGAACACCATCTAGCTCATCTGATCGCTGGGTTAAAGTACCTGGGGCACAGAGTTAACTTTGGGGTGGTACCAGACAGGAAGATTTACGATGTAGCCCTAGCAGTAGAGTACAGCCCTTATCTAAAGCTAGTTCGGGCAGGTAAGTACTTCACTGATCTGTACTCTGCTTCTAGGGCTGTACCAGAGAATGATGGTGTCTTCTTTCGCTCCTACTACCATCAATATCTTATCAGGAAACACTCCAATATAGAACTGGAGAAGTGCTTCATTGTTGGACAGGTGGTACGTGGAGTAGGGGAGCAAAAGAGGGATGCTGACCGTGGTACCTCTGATACCAATGCCCCCCCTATCTTTACCTGGCCTATTGATCCTACCTGGGGGCTGTATCACTTACTTCGTTTGTGGCCTCAGATCAAGGAGAGGATGCCCAGTACCCTTCTGTACATCCCTAATGACCCAAGGCCCATACTAACTTCGGTCAAATTGGATGCCAATATTAGAGGTATACAGGCAGCTTACTCCCTAAAGTGGCTGGAAAACTGGGAGTGTTCGGGCACTCCTACTAATTCAGTTTTTGCCTACACCTACGATCCAATGGTCCCTCTAGATATGTTTGGAGTCTCAGTTGGTGAGGCTTTAGTACTGGGTAACAGAACAATAGTACCTGCTAATACCGCCCTAAGTGAAGTTTGGGGCAAGCGTGGCGCTTTAGTTCTACCCTCTCCTCCCCTTGACCTACCCAATAGCTTTGAGGATAATCTGTGGCTTTCCGCCATTGAAGACGTACTGGATAAACCGGCACCTGAACCTCAGGGTCTCGACGATTATAGCTGGTACAATGTAGTTAGTAGATACGTCCAGGCATTTGAGGGAAATGAAGTCGAATTTGGTAGGCCAGGAGTGACCCTTATTGGTAATGCCAGTTCCGCCACAACTACCTAGACCTTCAGGTATTATCCTACCAAGTGAGGAAGAAGATCCTCATGTGGATATGTGGCGAGAATATCGATCAGACGACAGGACCTTCCAGGACGTGCTAAATGACTTAGTGCTGCCAGAGGAGGAAACTGTTGGCAACGACCTCGTTTGAAACCCTTCTTTATGAAATAGCCACTGCGATCAATGACCTCATCCCTGGTCTGAGAGCTAATGACGTAGCTCTTTCTGGACAGTGTTCTACTGCTGGTACAGTGAACTCGGCTATTGATACCAATAACCGCTTTGAAACTGCAGCTATGTTGAAGAACACAATCTTCCGAGTGCAAGACTCTACCTCGGATACTACTAATGGACAAGTCTCAGAGGTTAGCAGCTTTGACCCAGACTCACATATCATCTCCCTCAAGGCTGCCTTGAGTGCTGCTACGGATACTGCTACCAAGTACCAACTATTTCGCCACTTCCCTCCTACTGTCTATAAGAACGCCCTCAATGAAGCTATAGAGTGGGCCTGGCCAGCTATCTACAACCCCGTCCGTAATGAATCCCTTACATTCACCCCTGGGACCTACTACCAGACTTTACCCACGTCTGTCTGGAGTGTCAGTAAGGTAGAAGTACAAGCCAACTTAGGTAACTCTACTTATCCTTTTGAGGACATCACAGGAGACACAAAGGTGGACTGGGCTGGAGAGACAGGGAGGCTATATCACTATGGATACTACCCTGCAGGGGCGAGTTTCCGAATTACTGGAATTGGTAGGCTAACCTCAGTTTCTACTGATGCTAGCACTATTGAGGTATCAGCCAGTCGTGTTCTTCCTCTGAAGCTCTATGCCATTCACTATATGTTTAGTCAGATGGGCAACCCTGGTATGGGAGTTAACTCTGCGGATGCTATGGCACAGGCTGATAAGTACCTTATGAAGGCCGAACGAGCCCTCGTAGCCAAGAAGATGACCTGGCCGCGTTCTGCGAGGATGCCCAGTACCCTCTACTTGTAATGGCAATAGCAGTTGATTACATCACTATTGGCGGCTACACCTTTAAGGTCCCAGAAAAGAACCTTCGTAAAGACGACATTACCTATCGGCCTCGTTCCGCAGCTATCTCCCGACAGGACCTGAACTTCTCAAGACCAGAGCCCTATGACGTACTGGAACAGCATGACTGGTCCGGGGGCGGTGGTAAGCAGCGGATGAACCTGGATGATCCAGAGGACGATCGTTACTTCACTGCTAAGAATATGGATATGTCTATTCCTGGGGTAGCCTTCCCCTCTCAAGCCCCAGTGGCCTTTAAGACAACTGCCGGAGCGGCCCTGGGCGCTTTGATAACTCACTGGATTGTGTACAAGGGAAACCTCTTTGCCTTTGGTGGAACTACAGGATATTTCTGGGATACGACTGGTGGTACTCTGCCTAATGTTATGACTCTCACCGGCCCAACAGTTACAACACTAGCTTTTCCAGCAGCAGTGACTGATGTGGTTGTCTATGGTGGTACCCTCTTTGTAGCTATGGGAGAGTCCAATGCTTTTGTTTATACTACTGACTCTACACCTACGGCCTATACGGATTGGGTAGCAGCTACAGGAGCAGGAAACAACCTCTATGCCAAATACTGGACTGTTCTCAACAATACCCTATACAAGGCCATCAACAAGACCGGATCATCTACCTTCTGCGGAATCCATAGCACTACAGATGTAGTTAACTCCTTTACCTGGAGTGCTACGGTCTCAGCAGGAGTGGGTAATAACAGCTACAACATCACCAACCTGATCTCCTATGAGGGCTCTCTCCTGGTCATGAAGGAGAACGGCATCTTCGAGATCGATACCAACGGCACCCTCTACTCAGTGGCTGAGGAGCTTGATAGTTTCCCGGTATCCACCAACGGTGCAGTTTGTGTACAACATGGTGGCATAGTGTTCTTCAAGCTACGAGAGGGGCTTTCTGCTTGGGCAGGGTCCTCGATCCTGGGAGTATCCACCAGGACGGGTCTGCAACTGGTAGGTCCAGACTCCATATCAGATATGAACGCAGACGATGCGGGGACTCCTCTGTACGCCTGCTCTGCGCCTCCCTGGCTCTTTCTGACCAAGTTGGGCAAGGGGGGCAACTACTACGTGGTGAAGGCCCAGCCAGAAGGCAATGGACGAGGGTTCCACCCCTGGCTATTCAATAGCACCACTGCCTTGGGGGGCATCTTCTACTTTGCTCGTAGCACTGCTAACCCCCTACTTTGCTATGGTTCTGGCACTACTGGCAACTACGTCATTATGCCCAGGTACACCGATAACCCTCAGGATGACTCTAGCTGCACCTTCCAAGTAACTAGCTGCGAAGTGACTACCTGTCGCTTTCCCATGGGACCCCTAGCCTATGATAAGAAACAAGCAGCCTTTGAGGTGTGGGTGGGTAACTGCGACAGTGCAACAAGAAAGATCAGTGTCTACTACGGACTGAATGGAGGAGCTACAACTACCTTCTTGGGTGATATAACCTCCAATGGCATTATTACTATTCCATTCCCTACTGGAGCTAACACTGTAGAAGCCAGAGAAATACAGTATCGTTTAGTGCCTATTTCTAGCTCCGCTACTACTGTACCTCTAATCTACTCCTGGAAGCCTATCACTAAGCTAAAGTACCCTGCACTCTGGCAGTGGTTGATCGATGTCCCGGCTAAACCGGATATTGACCCACAGCACAGAATTGGAGCCGTGTTGGACGTTGAGAAGGCCCTGGAGGCCCTTAGGGATGCCAATGAGGTCATCAAGTTCACTGACCACTATGGGCGCGAGTGGGATGTCACCTTCGAGCGGTTCTCCAAACAGGGAGATACCCAGCAAGCCGGAGGCCCACTCAAGCCCAATGAGCCTGCATCCTGGTTCCAGGTACAACTGGAGCAGTGGATAGGGACGAGTCCTGTAGATGCGTAAGGGAGTAGATCTTCTTTCTATGCTCCAGGGTGGGAACTACGCAAGGGCCTCTCAGCAGGCCATACAAGCCAATAATATAGAGTTGCGACTGGAGGCGGCGGAGACCGAAATATATTCTCAGGACCTAAGGCTATCCTCTCAAGAACAACGAAGATACTGGAGGACAGCCAGGATAAACCAGCTATTGGTCCGAACAGCTAATATAGCCAATCTTGCTGTTACTAATGCCAAGATAAATGATGCTTCTATAGATAAGCTCACTGCAGGCACTTTGACAGTGGAGGCCGCTTTTGGCACGGGTGGAGTAATAAAGTCAGGCCAGACTGCGTATGATACTGGCACTGGGTTTTGGATAGAGCACAATACTGGAACTCCCAGATTTTCTATAGGAAATAGTGCAGCCAACAAACTTATTTGGGATGGGATAACCCTGGCAGTTACTGGAACTATAACTACCACGGCTGGGACAATAGGTGGATGGACTATTGACTCTACCTCTATCCGTAATTCAGCATCTACAGTAATGTTGCGAGGTGCGGGTAACTTAGCATTTGGGACGACGCCACCAACTTCCCCTACGGTTGGTACTGGACTCTTTATAGATAATACCGGAATTTTTGGCCTTAGTGCTAACACTCAAAACTTCTACCTACAGGCTAGTGACGGCAAGGCATACTTTGCAGGGGGTGCAGCAATTCTAGACAGCACTGGAATTACAGTAACTGCACCTGCAGTCCTTACCACAACAGGAAATGCTTCTTTCATAGGCAACTTCACTGCTAACGGTATTATTAAATTTACTAATAGTGCTGGTGTTAGAATTGGTAGTACAGATGATCCAACTGTACCACTAGATGTAGTGGGAGCAGCACTGTTTTCCAGTACTGTTGGAGTTACAGGAATTGCTACCTTTACAGTAGCTCCTATTGTGTCCTCACTAACAGCAGGCAGGGTTGTGTTTGTGGGGTCCAGTGAAGAGCTAGTAGATGATGCTGATTTTACCTTTTCTGGATCAACTTTAACCGTAACTAATCTGGATGTTCCTGGTCAGTCTACCTTCTACCCAGCCCCTGAAATGCAGCATGCTGTATCTACTGAGTTCTCAGAGACCAGTGGAGTACCGCCTACCCAAGCCTGGTTTACCGCATTAGCAGTATCGGGAATAGATGGATTTGCTGTACCGCTACACAACCTGGCAGAAACAGGTGTTAACCCTTATGCTGACACAATTATCACTAGAGCCCTCACTGCTGGACTTTGGGTGTGCGGATACTACCGACCAGTAGAAAATCTCTTAACTGGATACAATGCTTTAACTGCGGCCAGTAAGGCTGCACTAAAGTTTCTAGTCCTTGATGTAGAGGACGTTGGACACCCGGTAACAGCAGCAATGGTAACAGCAGCAGAAGCCGTAAAGCCAACCTGGATCTACACAAACTGGGGCATGTTCGGGGATGTTATGGGGTATGGTGCCACTGGTTGGAATAGAGTCAAGCTATGGATGCGAGACCTCTATACAGTACCAGCTACATCTACCACCCCAGTACCTCTCGATATGTATACTGCTGCTAGCGGAAAGACTTGGGAATCCTGGCCTACTCTTATGCCAGCGGATTGGAGGGTTCGGCAGGCTGTACAATGGGCCGATCCCCTTACCTTTACAGAAGGTGCAGAAAGCTACGCTTGTACGTACAATGTGTTTAACTCTGTATCAGTAGGAATTAGCACTGCTGGTACAGTGCTAGCACATGACCATAGTGGAGTATCTGCTGGGGGAAACTACCTTTATAATAGTGAGTCTCTCACTGACTTCAAATTGAGCTACAGTAGTGGTACTAAGCATCTTCTCTTTGGTACTATAGATGCTGCTCATACTAGTGGTACCGAAGGTTTGGATATTAGCTTTAACTATGGTGGAGGAGGTGCTGCAATAGCTACCATAGAGACTGCTAAATATGGTACTGGATACCGAGATCTGGTATTGAGAGCATTAACTTTAACTCTTAATGCTGGGACATCTGGCACTGGAACAGAATTAGTGGTTGATTCTACTAACTCGACTTTCAAGACCAACATAAAGGCAAGTTATATAGCAGGATCAAAGAGTCTTCTTTTTGGCACCATAGACTCTGTCCATACTACTGGTACCGAGGGGTTGGATATACTCTATGACTTTGCTACTAATAGTGCAATCATAGAAACTGCTAAATATGGTACAGCCTATCGTCATCTGGTATTTAATTCGTTAGATACAGTGTTTAATTCGGGTACTAGTGGCACAGGTGGAATCCTTAAGATTGACCAAACTGGGATTCACTTTAGAGCACAGGCAGAAACTAACTATACTACACTTGCTAGATCATCTGATGCCGCTGGTACTATTACATTTCCTTCTGCTGGTGGGACAGTAGTCCTTCTGGATGCTACTCAAACCCTGGTTGCGAAGACGCTGACGACACCGACGATCGCGGCGATACCGAACAACCTGCGCATCGGCTCCGCCGTGGCCCCGACCGTCGCGCTCGACGTGACCGGCGCTGCGCTCATCTCCTCGACGCTCGGGGTCACGGGCACTACATCTCTCGGCGTCCTTTCAGCCGGTACTATTGCAGGCTCTACCGGCTCCTTTACAAGCTCTATAAAGTCAAGTAGTCCTACTGCTGGCATCGGTTACGCCACGGGCGCGGGCGGGACCGTTACGCAGGGATCTGGTTCCGGCAAGGCAACCGGGGTCACGCTCAACAAGATCTGCGGCATCATTACGATGAACAATGCCTCGCTGGCCGTGAATGCGATTGTCTCGTTCACGTTCACAAACTCGGCAATCGCAGCGGGGGACGTGCTGATCCTGAACCACTACACCACGGGACGCGTAGGCTCCTACGGCCTGAACGCGAGCGGCATGACCGCTGGATCATGCCAGATCAATGTCATGAATCTTGGCCACGTGGACGCGCTTGCCGAGGCAATCCAGATAGCTTTCGTTGTGATAAAGGGAGTGACCTCGTGACAATAGATAAGGAGAGACTGATGGCACGCAACCTGGCGAAGGACAGTTGTATAGATGGCAGTTAGAAGTGCAGCAACTTTTGACATCTGGCTCAAGAACTCGGCTAATGAGCGGTATCCTTTGTGTAGAGGTACCATTACGTTCCTGTTGAACCAGGTAACAATCGCCTAAGGAGGAAGAAAGAAAAGAGATGGCTAAGAATCTTAGCAAGCCGAAAACCATAGAAGAAGCCCCCATAATTTACCCCATTTCTCAGGAGCACAAGCAGGTCTTGGCCCAATTTACTCAGGAGAGAAATCAGGCTGTAGAACAGGCTACACTCCTAAGTAAAGCGTGGAGGGGGCTTATGTCAGAACTGGCAGAAATTTATGGGTTCCCCTTCAATTCTAAGACCACGTTCCACCTGTCAGATGAGGGACTACAGGTAATACAACCTACAGAGGAGTAAGCTATGCCACTGGGAGAAACCACTTTATACCTCACCGACGATGAGATCCTCTTGGTCCGACGTATGCTTAACCAGGAGCTTCTTAAGGATGAGAAGGTAGCCAATGCTATCACCCTCCTCACCACAAATCAGATATCTATGAGTAATAGACTCACCAAAGTAGAACGAATGGCCTGGATTGCTATTGGAGCAATTGGTGCGCTTATTACAGGACTACCGGCAATTGAATATATAGTGACGAGGTTTGGGAATGGCTATTAAGGCCCTTGATATATCTGCCTGGCAGAAATGTCCCCCTGGGGTGTGGTTTGACACTTTGAAAGCTGATGGGTATGAACTGGTCATCTGTTCTGCTTATGGTTCTGGTCCTACTGGGACAGGTCCTAATCCATGGCTAAAAGATGTGTTCCGTTCAGCTAAGACATCTGGATTGGAAATAGCTACTTACTCCTGGCCCTCTTCTGCAGTAGATTCGGCACTGAGGAACTGCGGAGAATACCTCAGTGACCTCCTCTTTATGGCTCTAGATATAGAGGCCCATGCTGGAGTAACGGAGGCCAATGTTAATACAGTGGAAGACACTGGAATACAGCCCATCATTTATACTAACTTGTCCTCCTGGACTACCATTATGCTCAACACTAGTCGTTTCTCTCACCTTCCCCTGTGGGATGCTGGAGGCAGGCTTCCATCCTACCCACCCTCTGATGAGATGCAATGGTTTGTGCCCTATGGAGGCTGGGAGAAGCGTGTAGGTTGGCAATACTGGCTCGATGTACCCTATAAGGGGGTACAGGTAGACCAGGATATATTCAATACAGATTTCATCGAGGGATTGACAATGAACGAGGAACGTGTTAGGGAAATTGTGGATCAAGCATTGGAGGAGGCCAATGCCAAGCATTACGCAGAGGATCACCAGTACTTACGTCCATCAACCGCTCTTGGCAGACTCATGGTCGAGAAGGGCCGCTACTCCAATGAGGACATCAAGAAGCTGGTCCGGAAGCTCTACAACCAGGGCGTAGTGAAGTTTCTGGATGGCTGGAGTATCCCCTGGACTCGCCCTACTCCCAAGCCTGGACGTGGGGGGGTTGTGTTTGAGGATGAAGAGGACGTAGACTAAGAGTAGGTAGAGTAGCAAACTACAAGAGAAAGAGGTCTTAGTGAAAGAACTATGGACTCCTCCCGACTATTCTGAGAGCATACAAGTTAATGAACCAACTCTGATACTCACTGATACACACCTCCCCTATGCAGACTATGAATGGATTGGACGGACACTTCGAGTAGCGAAGAGGCTTAAGGTCAAGGATGTGGTACTTGGGGGGGATGTAGTTGACGGTAACGCCTATTCCAGATGGGGTAACAATGGTAAAGAAGGGTTAGAACACGAGCGACGGGCCTGGTACGATGAACTTCATCCTCAGCTTTCAAAGAGTGGAATCAAGCACAACTATTGGATACTTGGAAACCATGAGGACCGATTTGCTCGGGCAGTGGACTACCGAACCGACACGGGAGACCTTATTCGAGCCATGTTTGAGATGAAGAATACCACAATTTCCGATTATCACTGGTGCTACGTCTACGATGTCTATGTCTGTCACCCCAAGGGTGCTGGTGAAAAGGAGCACCTGAAGATAGCCGAGCAGGTGAACACACATGTCGTTTGTGGCCACTCTCACCACTGGTATATGTCCCAGACTAACAGCGGCAAGCACATGGCCTTTCAAATTGGTTGGTGTGGGGATGAGAACAAGCTGCGTTACTACATGACAGATGCACCCCATGGTAGTAAGAGATACGTCCAGGGTGCTATGATTGTCTTGCAGAAGCGGGGTAAGACAGTATTCCTCCCCATGGTTGCTGGAGGAATTGAACCTGAGGTATATCTTGACTGAGTGCCCAATCTGTAAGAACTACGAAATGGCTCTTGAGGATTGGAGGCAGACAAGAGAGGTAGAATGGGACCGATGGATGAAAGAAATGCTGTCTTACCCTCGTACACCGTATGAGGTAAAAGGGTTCGCCCAACCCCTTAAACCATTGAAACCAACTTGTATGAGGTGTGACAAATGAAGAAGTTCTGGCGCTCGAAAACTTTCTGGCTGAACCTATCCGCCTTGCCGGTCACAGCCCTACTGGTCCCCTGGCTAGGCAGTGAACTGGCTATGAAGATTAGTCTTACAGTGACCACTGTGGCAAACCTGGTATTACGACTGTTCTATACGAATGAAGCTGTGACTGTATGAAGAAGTGGTTCCTCGATAATGTGCTGGGGAGGTTCCTGGCTACCTTCTTTGTTACCGTTGTAGTGATTGGGGGTACAGTTGTGGCTACTAGAATGATGGATACTAACAAGGAAGAGTCGGTACCTCAGATAGCCCCCATTGGTTACACCCTCTACAACGCAAGTACCAACACCCTTATCGATGTACAGCCCTGCCCTCACTCCTGGAGCCTGGCCCCTAATATATACTCCACTGATCAATGGATGCCAGAGTTCGGGTATAAGTTTGACTTTGGATTTTGGGTAGCTACTTCGGGTGGAATTCTAGTAGAACTTAAGCCTAAGGGCTATACACCCGGACCAGAATGTGGAGCAGCTTACCAATGAGTAATCTAGTAGAAGACGTGAAGTTCCTCTATGATGAAATACTACTTAATCGCCTGATACCAGAATTTCACATGGACCACCTGTTTGCAGAGAAGCTCGGTATAACTGTTGAGGAGTTTCGAGCCAGGATAAATGCAGAGTGGGATGAGGACGAGTTGGTATCAGAGGTTCCAATGGTCAGCATCCCTCTTGATGACCCCTATTTCACTACTCCCTCAGACACACCTTTTCCCACTGAAAGAGAGAAGGAACTAATGAGAAAGATGTGGGGTCTTGGATGGTGAGCCTAAACTATCGTAACTTGGTTTAGCAAAAAGGTTAACGTTCCACGACAAAGAGGATACCGCTCATCAGCAGCATTCTTCATCCAGATGTCAAAGTCATAAATAGTCTTTACTGTAAGAGAAGATGTAGCGCTAGCAGGGATGGTTAGTGTAGCTATTCCTCCGGCAGCATTCGTAATAGAGATGCCCCCTACCCCGCCGGAATCATAGGTTAAGGCTCCGGTCGTTCCTTGAGGATTAGCTTCAAAGTACACTGTAGCTCCTGTTAGGCTTTGTGCTGCACCTCCTGTCTTAACAGGGATACGAATAACTACGGTTGTACCAATTACTCGTTCTATCTCTACAAAAGGAACTTGGCCTTGAGTACTCATACTTCATACACCTTAGCTTCTGGATTACTAGTCAAGTATACCTTGGCAAGTGGGGGAGAAATCAGGTACCCCTGGGCTCCATCGGCCCAGTCTTTAACAGATGAAGCATGAAGCCACATTGCATAGAGGGTAACAGTACTAGAAATGAAGGGCAGTGTTATAGTCTGAGTCATAGGGCAAATAACCCACTTGCATGTATGGTCACAGTAATATCTGTCCCATCAGGAGTTATTGGCATGCCTGTAATTCCAGTGTCATAATATGCGAGAAGATTATCACTTGTCACATCGTAAAGAATGACTGCCTCTGAGACATCTCCAGTAACACTGGGAAAAGTTGCATTATCTACATCTAGTACTCCAAGAAGAATGGTTGGGGTAGTTAAGGTACCGGAAACAGCAACACGTGCTGCAACAGGTAAGTCAGATAGTACAGAATGAGATGCAGAATAGGTATAGTCAGCAGTATCTACTAAGTATAAGACTAGGGTATCTGTATTTAGGTCTATTTCTTTATTTGCTATGGCTTGTTTAGCTAGAGGGTAGATTAGATTACTCAAGAACTGCGGCCTCTTCTACTCCAACAATCGTCTTCCCTAGCACCTGCACCCCGTGCTTCCACCCCACCGCTGGGTCTAACGCCGTTACCCCAAAGGCTACCGTCACATCAGCCGCACCGGGGCTCGTGTGTGTGAAACACACATCGCCAACCCGCCAGCGCTGGACGACGGTGTCCGGCTCGGTGCCGAGGTAGAGTAGCTGGTCAACCGTGCCATCGGTGAACGCCTTGTCTGCAAGCTCAATCTTCGTCAACGCCATCGTCTAGGCCCTCATCAAGTTTGCTGGGAACTCGCCGCCGTTCGCGTAGACTGTGAGACTCACTGACACGGGGAACATCTCGGGGCGGACGATTTAACCTCAGTAAAGTTCTATGATTAGTATACTTCACTGCGGAAACAGGACTTAGCTAAGGTACATTCTTGTCGAAACTCATTAGTACAATCACGACAGAACTCCTCCAGGATGAACTCCTCAGTAAGTGGAAGTTGTGGCGTCCCAAGAGTGTTCAACCAGTTCTGGAAGTGCCCTGTCCAATCCTGGAACTCCTTTATAGTCGTGCATCGGAGGTATTCCGGTTTTTTCACCTACTAGTCTTGCAGCTTGCCTGATCTGATACTTTCGTTTTCCACTGGCCAGGAAGAGGTCCGCAACTTTCTCAGAGGTAGTCCTAAGCTCTGCCGCAGCTTTGAGGGCTGGGTATGGGTCAAAGTCAGCCTCTTCAAACGCTCCGAAACTACCTGTTTGTATAGCTCGTTGTGTAATTGCAAGATACTTCATCCCTTTATCATTGAGTTTATCAACTATAGTATAAGCTGGATCTCCTTCTAACACAAGCCATCTACGACCTGTTTCATCCTCAGTTATCATTACTACCACCCCTCACGATGTCGTAGATATATTGAGCTGTTTTCTTACCCACTCCCTTAACTTCCATTAACTCCTTCACTGACGCTCTAGTAACATCTTCAATAGTGTGAAACTTACGCAGAAGCTTAGCTGCTAAGTCAGGCCCAACAGTAGGAATTCCCGTTAGGACCTGTTCTGGTATGGTCAGGGGCTCCAAAGACGGCTGAGTGGGTCGGTAGGGCCGCCGTAGGGAATCGTGCCTGTCATTACCCAGGTAGTAGTAGATGTCCTTGATACGTTTGGGGGTGTCCTTGAGCGAGGGGGAGAAAATTAGCAACGCTCCAGCTAGCTGAAGTGTCACTAAATAGTCCCCAATTGCAGAGTATTTCCACCTGGTTCCGACTGTGTACCAGTCGCTGATGATGTTCACCTGGTCGTTGTAGACTTCTAATTGACCCTCGATGAGAATGAAGACTAGACGGTTGGGAGGCAGATACTCTATCTCTTCTCCTGGGTCCACAAAGATTACTTGCCCTTTACCCAACTGTTCTGTGATGGAGAACTTCTCTGCCTGAAACTTAACTATAAGTTGAGGAGGAGCCATCAATCTCCTCATCTGCTCAGCTAGTTCTCCACTCTGTATCTTCTGAAGCAGATTAGAGTAGGTCATCCTCTCAATGAGGACCTCAATCTCTTCTCCTGTAGTACTGTCCTTCCTGGTAAAGCGATAGTCCCCTGTTTCCATAAGTTTTCGCTCTGCCTGAACATTCTCAGCCAGAAGACCGGCATAGATAGCTAAGGGCTCTCGCTCATCTACTTCAATTGGAGAAAGGACAGTCATTGCTCTCTAACCACTCCAGGAAATCTCCAAGGGATTTAAACGTACAATCTGCCAGAGTATAGAACTGACTCTCCACCCAACCAATTACCACTACCCAAGCACAAGTACTAAGGGCATATCCATATTCGACATGTCTTCCTCCCCTACTTTTAGTATTTGGCTCTTCTGTAAAGAATACACATACATCTGCTTCTCGTATACGCTCCATATCTTCCTGGGCACAATCTTCCCATTTAGATCGATAGTCAGAATCTGGAATGGCTGTCCACAACCAACTACTAACTACCTCATGTCCTAAAGACCTAAGAGTTTCAGCGTGCCTTCGTAGTTCCCTTCTACGTTGAAAGTCAGCCCCTAGATAAATCTTCATGTATTAGGGTACTCCTCGTAGTGCTCATCATCATAGTAATCAAGGACTTCATCATAGGTAAGCCCCCGTACCTCTATTAAGTCCAGGCAGTGCCCACAAACATATACCTCATTTCCGATGTTGGCAACTGCCGGAGCCGGGCAAAATTGGCAATCCCTTTCATTCATACTTGCAGTCCTCCGTTGAGTGTGGTAAGATCGTCATGAGGGATGCTGACCGTTGGTGCCGACGATACCTCACAGTCGGGAAAGGAGACTCTTTTTAGAGTCTCTTTTTCATCTCCCTCCCCATCCTCCCGAACCAACTGGACAGCCATCCCCTGCAAAATGCTCTCTCAGTACCATATCTGACTCTCCTTCCAAGCTAGGGCCACCAGAAAAACAACAACAGCAACAACAAGAAGGTCCATTTAATCTTCCTTTCCATATGCCTCAGGATGGATTAGGTATCCTAGTATCTTAGCTGCTTCTTCCGCACTATTTCTATCTCTGAAGTAAGCTAAAGGGATTCCTGCCCATCTGCCATCTACTACCTTGTTAAGGTACAGAGCAAAACTCACTCGGGAGGGAAGCCTGCTGATGTTGATAGAAAATACATCCTTTCCATCTTGCTCCAGTCCCCAGCCTGCATACTCAAACTTACCCTCTGTGTAAATCATTCTGCCGCCTCTGCACTCCTGAATTCTCCCCTATGCCACTTAAGCTCACTCTGATGTATCTCATACAACAGATTCACCACTTCCCAAAGTTTGTCTACCTCCTCTGCTACTGCTTCAATGGACTTGCCGATGCCCTCTGCTGTTAGAACTACTGGCTGTAGTATCGGAGTAGCTTCTGGAATATCTGGGTCATATCCAGTACCTTCACAAAAAGCACACTCAGCATAGTGGTTCATGTCTGGGTCATATGGATGAGTTACCAAATACTCTCCAGTACCACCGCACCCTTCACACCTCCAACTCATGCCTGTACCATCAAATCCGTATACACCTTTATCCATTCCTTAGGGTAGTCCTTGGGGAAACTCAGCACCTTCAACTTCTCAAAGGTGGGGTCCCACATAGTCCTGCCATTGAGGGTCTTGTCATACGCATTCCGCTCAATAACAACTCCCATCCGATTCTCCATGCCATTAGCAGTCATGCGAGTATCACTCACTGCCTGAAGAATCCATTGAGTATAGTGGCCATTGCTGTTAAACCCAGCAGCCTTGTAGACTCCCTCTTCTTTCTTGCTCCTACCTGACCAGACATCGCGAGCCTGATTGGTCATGATGAAGTTGACTCCACTGACATTGATCTTCTTAAGCAGGGTCTTCATTCTAGCATTAGCAGCAACATACTTCTGAGCCAGTGTCTCAGCATCCTCGGGTACCATGGCGGTCGTCCATGTTTCCCAAATAGAAGATGCTCCATCCCACACCAGTGTCCCCTGCCCCTCTCGAATAGCTGCTTTGGAAATCTCCTCCAGTTTATTCACCATGGCCATGGCAACTCCCTGATTTAGGTCTATGTCTACAGGTAGGTTGAAGTCTACATACTTGATCTCCTCGTTAGCTTTTCCCATCTGTTCTACTAGGTGGTCAATGGGTTGGTCTGCATTAACATAGAACAGTGGTTTAGGACAGGTCATACAAAGCCTACTTTTACCCAGTTTAGGAGGACCCCACACATTGATACCAAAGGTCTTGTTCTGACGGGGAGTAAAAGTCTCCCATACAAATTCACTCATCGTCTACTTCTTCTCCGACTGCTATGAGTACTCTATACGCAATGTCCTCCACCTCACAGGCAACACAAGGACCCCCCTCTGTAACAGACTTATAGGTATGATGGTGGAGAAGGTCATAAATCCTACGAACCTCCTGGATGACTTGAACTATGGTATATCCAGAAGCTACCTCACTCATTTTCAGTACTCCTATCTACTTCTTCACAAGCGTTTCTGAAATCACAGTAATTACACTGCCAATCACTACCAGGAGTAAACTCCTTCTGCGCCGGAGTACCCGTATCAGCCAATCTAATCAACCACTCTCCTCGCTGCTTATAGAACTCCACTGTCTCCAAATTCAGGGGCACCCATTCCTCATAGAGATCAGTGGGCATTTTCTCCCACCGCTCAATCTCATCCACCAGGTCCGCACCAGGTAGTATCTTACTGGCTGCAGAGTGTAGTTTCTTGAGTTTGATAGTCCGCTGTTTCTTAGCTTCTGATGGATCCTTACAGAAAACTTCTATTAGTGTCCCTTCAGAACCCATCACTGCAGCTTGAAACATACATTGTACCCAATAGTTGTAAGCTGCTTCTCTAACCCCTTCAGTAGCAATATCCACAAACTTACTGGCAGAGAGATACTTCAACTCCACTGGGAAGCGGTGAGCTAGCCTACTACCATTAGACACGTTAGCCACTCTGTCTGGGTTGACTACCACTACCCCCTCGTAGGTGTAAGAGGGGGTCCTGAGCAGAAAGATCCCGGTATCCTCGTCTTCTAGTAGGGGAGCAACTGCGGCCTCGTTGAAATGTCCCTGGTTTCTGGCATATACCCCATGCTCATTAGGAGGATTAGTTACCTCCTGACCAATCATAGTAAACCACTGCTTCCTCATACAGTCAGTAATCTGGCTGGAATGAGGGCGGCTGAGGCCCAGAGACGCTTGTCTCTGAGCCTCAACCTTTGCTAGATTCTTGAAGAAGATAGACCTGAGTCGAATGCCGTTAATTGGCTGACTGATAGGTTCCATCATCTCCCAGCTTTAGCTTCCCCTCGGAGAGAAGTCGCTCAACGGTGGAGCCATCGTTGATGCCGGTAAGAATCTCCTCCTTCATCAGTCCTGGTACTGCAGTCACTCGTCGGAGAGCATCCTGCGGAGACGTTGCTAACGTTCCAACAAACACCCCAACCAGAGCACTGTCTAAGTCAGCCTCTGTTAAGGGAGTAGAGGCGGCAATCGTAGCCGGGGTGACAGCAGAAATTGCACTACCATCTCTAGCCTTGCGCTGCCAAATGGGCATAGCCTGATCTGCCGGATGGACGTACCCATTGGCGAGGTGCTTAATAGGCACGAAGTACCGTTTCTCCACTGCCGAGCCGTCTTCTCTCTTGAGTCCACCGTACGTGATGGAGCGACGCTCAATCTCAAAGATTTGTCCCCGGCCTACTGCTGGGTCGTTATTCGCCACAAAGCCCAGGTCGTGAAACCCCTGAAGCACATTGCCATTGGGGGTACCCTTACCCTGGACCACCCCACGCTTATCCGTCACCTTCACCCGGTCAACCAGGGGGATCTCCTGACCAAACTCATCAAGGTTGCGGACACTAAGTAACTGCCACTCCCGAGTAATCACATAGGCTTCCGGTACGACATTACCGTCTCGGTCCGTAGCAGGTTCGTAACCAGCCTTGACCAAACGAGCGACAATCCGCATAGGCTGCTCGGTCGTCATGGCCTCGGTCAAGTTAATGTTCAAATCAACCATTGTACTCTTTCTCCTCATTTGTTCTTACGAACTTGGTTAGCCTTGGCTCTCGTTGTATCTTCTGTTCTTTTGTTGTAGGTTCTCTCCTTACTTGTATCAACTCAAACTCCCTGTCACACTGTAGACACGTAAACCCGTCCTTAATATATGGTAAATACTCATCCCTCTCCAGTATCAGGTTCCCCTGACACCGGGGACACTTTATGACTGTCATCCCTCTGAACACCTCGGGTAAGATTGTGGACATGCTCTGCTAAATTGGCCATAAGAGGAACTTTAGCCACCTGTACCAATTCCGCAGCTTCCAGGAAGAGGTCTTCAATTTCCTCATAGCACTCAGGGGCTAGATGAAGAATCTCAACTCTAAGTGCCAATAGTTGAGAAGCTAGGGAATCTATAGCAACTTCAAGGCTGTAGTAGTCCCTAACCCTAGAATCAGCTACAGGAGGAATCCCTACAATAGAACTCTCCGCAGAAAGCTCTTCTTCGTTTTCATTCATTAAGCGACCCTTCCCTATTTATATCCTCTGTCTTCAAGGCAAGAAACACGTCTCCATTTTCGTCCTCAAAGGTTGTCCAAATATCCCCTAGCTCGAAAGTGTATTGTAACCACCGTGTACTTGTGTTACTCATCCGCATACTCCAGAAATATTGGTGTTATTCGTACGTTGTGTCCTGCATCCTCTGCTCCCTTACGACAGAGCCTGAAGTACCAGAACTTGTCCTTGGGTAGGAACCTCATATTCTTAACAGCCCCTAAGTAATTGGTTCCTTCTTTAGCTTCCTCCTGTAAAGATACTGACTTAATGGTTGCTGGAGTCATGAAAGTAATTGACTCCATGATTCTGTCTACTTCTTCTGGATAGGCGGGAGGAGCAACGGACAGTTCTCCAACATCTACTGTCCACCGTACTTCACCTTCTCCCTCAGCCATCCATCCCCAAATAAGGTTGACCATACTACCTTCTCTGTAATCAGGCGGTGGGATTATCCTCATCTCATGGACAGTATTGGTCCCACCGGGAGCCTTAACATAGACTCTATTGCCAGGTTCATTCCAGACGAAGATAGGATGTTGCTTCAAAGGTGGTTTTCTCTGATGTACTGCCAGACCAAATTGAAGTGCTCCCTAGTCTCACGTATGTTCTTCTTGCTATTGGTAGTTGCTGCCTCATTCATTGCCTTATGTGCTTCTTCCAAGTCTTCCCTAGTGTACCCCATGTAGTAGGGAGGAGGCGTTGTTGGCACATCTGCATCCCAGCCTCCGGGAGGGGGGGCGTCTGCAGCATCGATCAACTCGTACTTCATCTTACCACCTCCTCAGGTGTGTTGTCAACTGTGCCAATAAGAGGGCATCCACACTGATCTGCCATAATACATCCTGTGCAGTAGTAGTATCCATCCCAACACGGGCCATCATCCTCCTGCCAAACCGCTGGCTCAAAGTTCTCCTGGCATCTAGGGCAAACTCTCTCACTCAACAACTCTCCATCCCTCCTCTTTCAGATAGGAGTTCTTGTGTACTCCACACACTACAATTCTTACCATAGTCTGTCTCCAGGCTAAATTGTACTTTGGCCAGTACCAACATCTCCGACCACTTGCTTTAGTTGCTTCGCAGGTCATAGAGAAGCTCCCATTCTCCAGTCCTTAGAAGAGAGTTTTTGTGTATCCCACACACCCCAATTACCTCATCCTGATTCCCTTTAGTGTATATGCGATACTTACCCCTATAGAAACAGGGTCCAGTAAACCACCCCTTTATAGGTATGTGACAGTAGTCTAATACCTCGTGCAAGCCTTCTATACAAAACTTGCATCCTGTTTTCAAATTCATAATGGTCCTAATTCTCCTACTGCTTCAACGAAATATTTAGGGAACTTACCCCTCTTCACTTGCGACTGATAGAAATAGTATGCCCACCTATCGAGGATGTAGGAGATACAGAAGTCTGAAGCCGTCCTCATTCCCCTGCCATACATCTGAATAAGTGTACTACTAATTTCTGCATTCTCTATCGCCTTATTCTCTCTCCTTCGCTGGGCTACCCTGGGATCTCCCAGGTAGGGAATAGGCAGCTTAGCAATGATCTGAAACCTGAGTAGGTCTCCCGGTAGGTCTACCCCAGTAGTCATGCTGGGGGAAATGAGTACCTTACTACCTAAGCTCTCCTTGAACTCTGCTAGTACTAACTCCCTATTAGTAGAGCTATGCCACATAAACCGATCCCTGAAGATGCTCCTCTTCAAAATCTCATCTCTAAGATGATAGGAAACGGTATGTACCAGCCCCTTCTCATTAGGATGATGTTTCCCAAGTATGAGATCAATGGCTCCAACCAACTGAGTCTTTGCATCCTCACTCATGTTCCTCTGTACCTTCACTACTGGCCGAAAGAGTATTGGTCGTCTCCATGCCTCAAAGGTACTGGGTATCTCGACTACCCGGAAGTCTTTGAAGCCAAGCATATTGGCAGCAAACTCCGGATCGACGCTCGCACTTGATAGGATAACTCGATTGGCGCTGCTATGCAAGGGGTAGGACCAACTGGGCGTAACCCACACCGGCTTGAACTCGAACTTCCTGGTATCTAATTGGTCAATAACCCAATTATCATCTGTAAGGGCCGCCTTAACGGCCTCTAGCCTACCCTTCATCTCCTTATAGGTCTCTTCATCCTGGTCTTCCTGTTCTACTACCTGTACCCCTGCTGCCCAGTTATGCCATCGTTCTGGGTCAGGGGAATACGGAAACTCCTCTGTGAACCATCGCTGATGCTTAGGTTCTAACTTGAAGTCCCACGTACCGAGCAGCGTCTTCTCCAGTTCATGTGCCTCATCCATAATGACAGTACGTATGTTCTTGAACAGCTTGCCATAGTACTTCTGTCGCACATAGAAGGCGTAGTTAGTTACTACAATGGGAGCAGTATAGGTTTGCTGTGCTTTGACGTAGTAGGGACACTCTCCCATGTATTCACAGCCTCTACAAGCTCTTGCTTCACTGGCTACACCAGCATTTTGGTATCCTACTTCACAGAAGTAATTCTGCTTGCCCTTGATGTCCAAAGAGTACCCTGGAAACTGACTTTTGTATTGCTGCTGTAGTTGTTTTGTTACACAGAGTATTACTGCTGGCAAACCCTGCTCTGCTATTGCGAAGTTGACCACTGATTTACCACTGCCCGTAGGACCTATGACTACTACACACTTCTCAGGTGCAGCTAGAACTTCCTCTATGGCATTGACTTGTCCTAGATAGAGATTGGGATAGAGAGTGGATACGGCTTTAGCCACTCATCCACCACCACCAATAGGTATACCATCGCTAACTACTTCAGGATGACGTGGTATAGCTTCCATCCATACACCTTAGTAAGTCCTCTACCCTCTCCCCATTTCTCTCTACTGCTTCACGTAATTGGCTTTGTGCAGTTGTCATTACTCTTATTCATCTCCCCACTCACTAATTCTCTGACTCAACGCATGATACTGTGGGTACATACCCAGAAAAGCCAGTGCTGATTGTACACTTCTCAACTGTATCGCCTTATTCTTACACACCTTAGTCCAAAAGGGATCTTGCACACTCTCTACAAACTCTTGCATGTAGCTTAGTTCTCTGGCTACTGCATCAGGATCTCCTACCTGTATGTATTCGTGGAGGGGGCCTTCAAATGCAGAGAGATGCTGGCGGAATTGGGTAATACGTTTAAGCTCCATGACACGTCCCAATGATGCCATTGTCCATCGAGCATATTGATTGGCAGGGCTTCCAGCATCTCGCATACCATGTGCAAGTACCAATTCATAGACGGCGTGCCTAGCAAAGGAGGCAACATTTGTACCATATCTCAAATCTTCTCTATTCACCAGTACCTGTATTTGCTTCAACAGAGACTCAGGAAGTCTGAAGGCGACAACCTTGTCAAACTCTTCCTCATGACTTTCTGTCCACCAGTCATCCCTATCCGCCGCTTCTGGTAGAAGGTGGGTGTCAAATGGTCTAGTCTTCTTTGTCAAGAGCTAGTTTCCTCCACTCGGTGTATTAGGGTAGCCCTATAGTTATCCAGAGCTTTTTCCCAGTTCTCTGGAATGGTACCATCAAAGAACCACTCAAAAAATTGAGTTACCTCATCAACTATTCTTAACACCTCTGTTAGGTTTTTGTACTCCTCATCGTTCTCCGTCAGGATGACATTACCAACTCTCTTCACTTCAAATCACTCCAATACTTACCCACATGGACATTGACTTTCATTTCCAACCCCTCCGGTCTAATCTTTGGCTCTGTCATATGTTTCACCTGCTGAGGAATCCACTTCTCCACTACTCCTTCTGGAACCTCATACACTAGCTCATCGTGAATCTGGAGTAGCAGGTGAGCCCCATATTCTTCTGCTATGGGGTCTAATTCTATCATGGCTGCTTTGGTTATGTCTGCATTTGAGTTATGTGTTACCACCCCACCTACTGCAAATTGACCATATTCTGCGTCTAGTACATCATACATAGGAACAGCCTCTCCCATTTCACTAATTGATCTTACCCGCTGTGCTCTACCGTAAAGGGTCCCCCATTCCTTCTTCGGAATAACCCTGTATAACTTTTCCTGTTTCAATGGATTTAGGAACCCTATCCTTTGAGCAAAGGTCCCCACATCTCGCTTTGCAACTTGAACTACGGTCCTATCCTTTTCATAGACTCTAATTCGACTGAAGATTCCAAACAATAGAAGCGCCTCTTGAACATCTTGTGCCCAAATAAGCTTTTTAGACCCCTTGCCAAAGGTTAAAATGGGGCCATCTTGAGAAACTGTACCATCTCCATCAAACAACCCTCTCAAGTAGGAAGAAAGAAGAGTACTACTACCCCATACAAAATCTGGGATACGCTGTTTAATTCCTTCTTCCTTCAAAAGCTTAGCTAAGGTTGCTCTGGATAAGGTTAAAGAAAGAAGCCACTTTCCGGCGGACGGCTTTTGAACTGTACGAATGGTTAGGTGTCCGAGTCGAGCAAGCCCTTCCAATAGACCAGGAAGTATTTCGGCCTCGTGCTCAGCAACCAGCCAGGTCAACCCAGTTTTCAAAACACTACCATCGGATGCCAGCCTCCCAAGTAGCTCTCCTAGCTTCTCCTCCTCTATATCATTTAGATCTACACTTATGCCATTGTGTGCTCTGGGCTTTTGGGACACAGGTAACGTTCTACTAGAACTCCAGAAGGGTGGGGTACTCGTCAATCGGACTCGATCCTGTCCCTTGATCTCGATAGGTTTCTTCCAAGACTGGACTCCTTTATTGTTCAAAATCAAGAACCTGTGATCGGAAGAACATTGGATAACCTGTCCTCCATATAGCTCCACCCTTATTAGGGACTTCAATCCACTTGAAACCACTGAAGCTTTGGCCCAGCGTTCTCCATCCCAAATAGTAACTTGTTCTCCAACTAGAAAGGCTATTGGAATACAGCCTGACTCCTTAGTAAGGATTCTAGAAGATCCTTCTACACAGCCTTGGATAGGCATGTTCACCGCCTCACGAAGGGCCTTCTGATGAAGTGCTGTAGCCCCCGGAAGACGGAGCGCAGGAAACTGCCTGACTCTTCCGGCTGGTGGTAGGGTCCGCATAAATCCATTCTGTAGTGCGAACTGTCGTTCGTCTGCCATATGCCTATGGAGTACGGGGTACCCTTCTCGGTGTAGTCTAAGGATTGCTCCTGCCTCTTCCATAGAAAGCCCCGTCTTTTCACTGATTGTATACTCCTCTGCTCCATAAGGGATACCAAAGTTAATCGCCTTGGCGAGTCGCTTACTGATTCCTAGTTTTTGCATGGTGTCTTCATGGATGCTCCAACCAGGAGTTTTGTATCCTTCTACCAGTGCTGGATCTCCAGAGGCATGAGCCATGATACGCATTTCAATCTGATTGTAGTCTGCTCCAACAAAGACATATCCCTCTCTAACTTGATACATCAACCTGAACATCTCAGGCACCTGTTGTAAATTGGGTCCAGTACAGGACAGCCTACCTGTTTCAGTATTGCACTGATTAAAGGTGGCGTGAATTACACCTTCCTCACTACTAAGGAAGGTGGATAGCTGCTTCTGCAACCCTCGCTCCATAAGCAAAACTGTAATAGCTGGGTCCAGGTGCTCCAGTTGCTTCAGTACAAATTCATCTATTGCTGGTCTACCCGTACCAGTAGACTTCAGTACTGGATACCCTTTCTTGTTGTAAAGATAATCTGACATTTGGTCGTAGGACCTCCGGTCGAAGTCCATCCCCAAAGATACCAGCACCCCCCCCAAATTGTCAAGTTGAGCTTGGACTACTCCTCGCAGCGCCTCTCTTCTAGTTGGATCTACTTCAATACCTCTGTCTTTCATCTTCATGAGAATGGGTAGAAGGGGCATCTCAATGTCTGTATAAAGAGGAGACCACATCTCCCAGGATTCAAGCTGTGGCTTGAAGATGTTGAACAGTCTGAGTGTGTGGTCTACGTCCCCACATGACTTAAGAGCTAGTTGCTCTAGAGGTAGCTGAGTAACATCTACCTTATCTGTACCAAACAAGTCCTTAAAGGTAAGGTGTCTCTCTCCCAAAACAATCTTTGTTAGTTCTTCCAGGGATTGTCCTTTATAACTAAGCAACCAGGACATCACGCGAGTGTCATGAGAGTAGGCATTGTAGTTCCCTATTGCACGAAGGTCGAAGGGGGCGTTGTGCCATATGACCTGGTAGCGCCCGGATAACTCTGCTATCAGGCCCCTCACCTGGAACCTATCATTATCAGTCCTCAGTGGGATGTAGAGCCCCTTCTTCTCTCTGCCTGATATAGACAATCCCAGTAAAGTTATATCTTCCAGCCCAACAGTTTCTGTATCCAGAGCTATTGGCTCCCCCACATCAGGCAATACTCGTCTGAGAGAAGAGGAGTTCCACTCCAGATCCTCAATCTCTTCAGTGTAGTACTCTTGCTTCTGTCGCACTAATGCAACAGTACCTCTTAGTACTGATTGCTCTGGCTTCTTTCGTTTACCTTTCTTCTCACAGTCATCTGGCCAAATGTAGGCCCTTGCTCCTTCTGGAACAGAGCCAAAGTGTTCGATGTCTGTGAAGTAGACCTCTCCTTCTCCTCCATATTGAATGGAGTCTGCAATAGGAAACGCCTTTTGTACTTCCTCAGTAAGTTGAAAACAATCGGGCTCATCTATGAGGACTACTACTTTCACCTATTAGTCCACCATTCCTCCGTCTCAATTGTGACAATCTCTTCATGGGTTTTCTCCACCACCTTATAGTACTTCTCAACACCTATCAGTGTGGGAGACCTATAACAATCATCACAACTAACAATGCGAACTTCAGCCTCTGGATCAAACATCTTTAACGACTGAATCAGGTCCTTAACTGTTGTCATCTATCTACTAGCCTTCTAATCCCACATCATGGGAACCACCTTAGCCACCTCTGCAAACCACTCATAGTCCCATACGAAAGGCTTATCGTCGTCGTAGCCCTGAACTTGCTCATCCCATACCCTAATCAGACGTATGACCTCATCCATTTCTGGATGCTCTGCCATAAAAGACTTATTGTCAGTAGCATAGTCCTTCACATAGCACTTCATCTTTTTTGCTGTGTATTCATAGATGTCAGCACAGGCGTCCCAACAAGGACGGTGTTTTAATAAGTACTTCAGCTTCATAGTTGTTTGGTATACTCCTTCACACTAACTAATACCCCTACCACATCAGGTAGCAAATCCATTCGTCCCCTCGCCAAAGCCGAAGGATGATACGTAGCTACCCAAGCCCTCCCATCCTTAAACCTCCACAGTCCATTCGCCTTGGCCACTGGCAGATTCGGAAAAACCTCACGGAAAGCGTAGGCCCCCAACAACACTACAACTTTGGGGTCTACTCTTGCAAGCTCCTCCTCAAAGTAAGGACGGCACGCAAGGCTCTCAGGAGGCAGTGGCTCCCTTCTTGTTGTGGTGATGTGTTTCACCCAGTTCGTAAGGTAAAGGGCCTCTCTTGCCAGTCCTGCGGTCTGCAATGCCAGGTTGAGCACCTGGCCTGCTCGTCCTATAAACGGTCGCCCCTCTCTTTGCTCATTCATGCCTGGATTCATGCCCACTAACACTATGTCAGCAGGAGTAGGACCTTCTCCAGTAACTGCGTTTTCGTAGAGTCCACCTAAGGAGCATAGATTACATTGAAACAGAGACACTTCTTAGTCCCACATCAGAGGAAAGGTCACTGGGGCACCAGTTCGTCAACGGCGGCCCTGATCGCAACCACCATGGCCGCGTCGAGATCACCATGGATCACACGATCCGCAATGCGCCGCAACTTCTCCGGTGGCTCTCGTCCAGCCGTCGCCAAGACGATGATCGGCTTGTCCAGCAGAATGGCGATGGCGAGTTGGATCGCGGGCCATGGGTCATCCTCAAAGTCGCCCATGTTGGGGTGCCAGAGGCTCACGAAAGCCTCTGTCCCAATGATTAGGCTGATGGTGTCACGCAGGGCTTCGGTGAATGTGCGATCTTTCATCTCATCCTCGTGGCCCGAGTTATCCATCTCATCTGTCATACTCGATAGTCCTTCATATAGGTCTCAATGCTTTTCTGGTAATCTGGGTCTTCATCCAACTTTGCTTCCTTACAAATCACCCACACCCTCTCACACACTGCCCTCTTCCATCCATCAGGAAGTGCATTGAAGTCAAAGTGGAAACTCTTAAGCATATTGTCCCTCCAGTGCATAGCCCCACTATCCAATTGATAGTCAGACCACCTATTAAATTGATCTGCTACTTGCTTATCAGTAAACTCTGGCGCTCTACTATCTCCAGCCCATTGAGTTACTCCATTAAGGAAGTAAGCATCACAGGCTTCAATAATTGCAGCCCAAATAGCATCTGCTGTTGCTTGGTGAATAGGCGGTATTGTTGCTGCCATACCTGGCTCACTTAACTCCTCAAGAACTCTGTCGAATGCAGATAATAGGGCTTCATCATATTCCTCCTGTGTCATCCATAAGGAGTCCATCATCCTGACGTACAGATGATTCATTATTACTCCGAACCCGGAGCATTCCATTCTAGCACCTTCTCTTTGCCTCTTTGTGATACTCAGGAGATGCTCTACGAAAGAAGGGATCAATACTAGGGGAAGATTATCCCTGGCCAAGTATGTCTCCTGGTCTGCTCTGGGCACACAGTTCTGACATATCTCTCCGGATCTCCATCAGGTGTCTTCTCAGGACTCTTTACTGGCGTACGAACGGGTGCTGTAGTCTCAGCCATTTTTATACTCCCTTCCCATCTGTCTTTTCCATGACGTACTCATGTACCCACTGAGGTATCGTACTTTTTATTGAAGGTGGTAAAGGACCAAATTGGTCTTCCTCCCACCGAACAAGTATTTCGACTAACATTTCTTCTACACTACTGTAGTCAAAAGAACCTCCTGACCACATAAACCTAGCCATTTTCGATCTCCTCTCGACTCTCTTCATAGGCATCTAGTATTCGTGGCCCGCCTTCCATTTTCTCAAAAGCCCACCAGAAATCTTTAACCACTTCTTCCATTGTTGAACATAGGCTATCCTCTAGCTCTATCTTTAGAGTTAACAATACTCTACTCATTTGTTTTCCTCTGCTATGTTGTACATATCCAGGTTCAACTTGTCAAAATTGCTCATTTGCTTATCTGTTACCGTAGGACCAATCGCTTCTAGAAAGTCGTTGAGGCCCTCTTCCATAAGTACCAAATCAGTAAATGCCTGTGCCAACTTCACTCTGAACTCTCTTCCCCCTTCACCAAATGTCTGAGGAGTGAAGTGTTTATGCAGGGTGAATAACTGTCTCCTGTTCACTGTTAATGGTGAAGTGAGTAGGCTTTTGTCTAGCAGTGCTCTGAAGTGAGTATAGAGAAGACGCACTAAATCTACAACTGGAGCAGCAGTGTCTTCATCCATATCATCATGGCCTAATAGGTCTAGGAGTTTGTTACATTCTGTTAATGTTATTTCAATTTTCATGATCTGATCTGTCCTCTCCGAATAGGCGGTCGTAGGCAACATTTGCTGCCTGCACCGCCGCAGAGTAAGCATAACATGCCTGACTGTTTAGCCACAACCCGTGGCTTCTCCGCAAGTGCCACAGACAAAACACGACCCAGAACGAGACATAATACCCCCACAGTTAGGACAGAGCATACCATGGGTAGTGGGAAGAGGGATGCTGACCGAAGGTGCCTCGTCCCTCACAGCCATGCCCCCCGTTGCCTTCCATATTCTGGTTGCCCACTCATCAAGTGCTTTTGTATCATCAACATACCCACCCATTGTCCACTCCGGTTTGAGAACATTGACGTTAGTGGAAACTGGCCAAGGTTCTCCAGGCTTGGGGATGTTCCACAGTGGGGCAAATAGAAACCTCTTCTCCATCCACTGGAAAATGTAATCCACTACTGACGTACAACTGGGGATGTTCTTATCTCCAGTAAACCCAGCAGGCTCAAACCTCTGTCCCTTGAGCTTCCGAGCAATATCGGCAAGGGGCACTCCATATTGTAGGGCCAGACTAACCATCACTGCAAAGCTGTCCATCAGCCCACCGAGTGTGCTGCCCTCCTTGGATATGGTAATAAATAGCTCTCCAGGTGTGCCATCAGGATAGAGCCCCACTGTAAAATATCCATCCTGACCCCCAATCTCGAACTTATGAAGGATGGCATCTCTGGTAGTTGGTAGCTTCTTACGAGTGCTACTGGGTACTGCAAGATATGAGGCTACTAGCTTATCCATTTCCTCTATCTCATCAGGGGTGTTCTCTTGTGGTCCTATGTACCTAGAGTCATCTGGTGAATCTACTCCCACAAAATCCCCTTCTATTAAGGTGCTCATTATCTGAGTAGTCTTGCTGTTATCTCTGTACACACTAATACTCTTCAACCCTAGTTCCCACGCCCTAATGAACAACTCCCTTATCTGCTGAGGAGTAGTCTCTTCAGGCACATTGACTGTCTTAGAGATACCACCACTGAGATGAGGTTGTACTGCTGCCATCATAAGAAGGTGGTCTTCTATTGATACACGATTGCTGCCATCAGGGTTACCCATAGCAGTAGTAAATAGTGGGTTATAAAACCTTTCATCATAGGATAGAGAATTAGGCCAACATTCTGGAATGGTGGTCATACTGCCTCCACCTACTAAAGTCTTGACCTTATTAGGTGCATAGATAGGCTCAATACCAGTACTATCACAATCCATCATGAAGCTAATAGTACCAGTAGGAGCAAGAAGTGTTAGTTGAGTGTTACGAATGAAACTTAGGTCTACAGCAAAGGGGCACACCTCAAAGGCTTCATTCCAGATACTACTTCTTGTGTAGTCCTCTAAGGAATCAAGGTGACGTTCCCAAACTCCTCTGGTGCCCCATTCTTCTAGGCCCTCGGCTGCCCCAAGCTTCACCCCCAGTTCAATACTAGTTGCATACGCCTGAGCATTCATAAGGGCTGTAATAGAAGCGGCTAAGTCTCTACCTTCTTCTGAACCATATGGCATCCCAGCCATGAACAACATTGTAGCAAGGTTTGTGTACCCCAGTCCCAACTCTCGATACCTATGAGCATTTTGTGCTATCTCCTCAGTAGGATAAGAGGACATATCCACCAGAATATCCATAGCCGTAATTAGAATATGGACAGTGTGCTTGAATCCCTCAATATCAAACTGCCCGTTCTTCCAGTACTTAGCCAAGTTAATTGAAGCTAGATTACAGGCAGTTTTATCCAGACTTAAGAACTCGCTGCAAGGATTTGATGCACGTATCTCTCCAGCCTTAGGGCGAGTGTGCATCCTGTTGATGGTGTCCTTAAACTGAATACCAGGATCACCACATTCCCAGGCTGCTTTTGCTATGAGGTTGAGCAAATTGGAAGCATTGTCTACAACCACCCCATCCCCCCATTTCTCAGAGGATGTTTGCCCTTCCTCTCTGTAAGTTAATCCCCATTCTCCACCTGCTATAGCGGCCTCCATGAAGTCATCCCCCACCCTCACAGAGTTATTAGCATTCTGAAACTGGACAGAACTCCATGCTTCACCATTCAATCCGAGGTCATACCCTTCCCTTGCCAGCGCTTTCGCCTTTCTCTCTTCTTTGACTTTGCATTGGATGAACTCTCTGAGGTCTGGGTGGTCGTCATCAAGGATAACCATCTTCGCCGCACGCCGAGTCTTCCCACCCGACTTGACCGCACCAGCAATAGAGTCTGCTCCCCGCATAAAGGACACTGGCCCACTGGCTGTACCGCTGGTCGAAAGTGGCTCCATGCTTCCCCGCAACTTAGACAGGTTAACTCCTGCGCCACTGCCTCCCTTGAAAATAAGGCCCTCATTACGATACCACTCCAGGATTGAATTGATGTTGTCTTCTACTGAGAGAATGAAGCAAGCAGAACATTGGGGCTTTTCCTCCACTCCTACATTGAACCAGACTGGGCTATTAAAAGCTGCATGTTGGTTGAGAAGGAGGTATTCTAGCTCATCAATGAAAATGAGTCCGTTATCCACGTCTTCATCTGTGTCAAAGTAGCGTAAGTCAAAATCTGCTATAGTGTCAGCTACTCTATGTACTAAATCCTCAACATCAGTCTCCTCCCTTCTGAAGTACTTTGACGCAACGATATTAACTGCATCCTGGCTCCATGAAGCAGGTGCTCTAACTCCTTCCAACTTGAATCCACTACCGGGAATCTCTGCTGTCCTTGTGACCCATCCAATAGATTCTGTAGGGTCCCAGTTTGTTGTAGTATAGTGACGGTTAAACTTCATACTTACTCCTCTCTTCTTGCCTCTCTGCTATCCAGACTTGTAGGAAAATACACCTTACGGAGGTAGGACTAAACGGGCCATCAACCTCCATTGTCCAGGCCACCCCAGAATTAACAAAATTCTAACCCTTCGGCCCCTCGGTTCTTTTCCAGGTCATCTGGTTTCTATCCATCCTCTTATCCAGGGCCTCCGGGAAATCTTTCAAGTAGTACACAAGGGACTCTAACATCCGCAAGACCTTTTCCTTGGCCCCTTTCTTGGTAGTGCCATATCCAGTAATACCTTGTTTCACAATTCTACCTGCCCAGTACCCATCTGAAAGCTCGACGAATGTTAGCTCCCCCTTCAGGTCAATTTCAATGCCGTGACCTACGTACTTCAATTCATTCTCCCTAAATCTACATACTCTGCTGAGATCTATCAAGGACATAGCAGTCCTTCCTACATATCCTTCTAGTTGCCAGGCCATGCCAGTATCAACCAGTTCCTGATAACAGTTAATAACCTCTTCTTCTGTAGCTTCATCGTTCCAAAGTGCTGACAGGTTCACCCTTCTTCTCCTTTGGCCACTTAGCCGCTAAACCATACTTGCGGTACTTCTCCACACATTCCTGGCAGGCAAAGGCCACTCCTCTTCTACGGTCGTCCTTGCGAAGGGTAGATACAAAGTACACGGCCTTTCTATCTGGATGTCTACGACAGTTCTCTACCTCGAAAGGCCCAAGTACGGCACGGATGAAGATGGGATTCATTGATTTCTTAGAGTATCCAACGTCCTAACAACGTCATCCAGTCCCATCCTTAGCAGAGCTTCCCTAACCTCCTCCCCAGTGCCTGCATAGGAGAACTGATCCCCAAACTCAATGTCTGTTTCCCCACGGAACACCCTGAAGATATAGTTATTGTGAAGTCCCCCAGCTGCTTCTGTCCCCCAGTTGATATTCCTTAGGGCTGCGGCAACCTTTTCTACCCCCCATTCAGCACCTGGGTCATCTCCATCCTCATAGCCAAACTTCATAAAGGCTTCATACGGGTCTAGTTCTATGTTAAGTTTCACAGCGCCCACCCACCAACAAAAAGTCCTAAGAGAAACCCAATCCACATTCCTAACATGATACCAATACGGAGACCCCTATACCCCCAGGCAATCCAGAGTTTAGTTGCCTCTTCCTGTGTTATCGTCGCCACTTCCTCTTCCTTTCGGTTTCTTGTTGTTCTTCCCACTCTGTGGAAGTAGGGCCTTGAGTCCCTCTACGGTAAGTACCCATCTCTCTGGCTCAGGTCGATGGATGATTAACGGACAAAGAAATATCCTCATCTACTACCTTCTGTAACTTGCCACTCTTGCTTATTCCATCTTCAACCAACCACTTGAACACTGTAGTATAAGGAACTACATACACCTCGACCGCTCTCTCTACCCTAGCAGCCAACTCCTCTGGCAGTCTGAGATAGAAGGTCCTTGTCATCTGTCCGGCCCAGTCCGACGCCCTCTCAAACTGCTCTATGTTCTCATCAAACCCTCTGAACCATACCCCCTGTCTAGCCATCTGTGCAAACTCATGGTCTATGCCAAGGTGTTTGAGTTCATCGTAGTCTAGGACTACATGCCTCAGCCTTTTAGGTAGACTGATTGCTATCCTCTTACCCTTACGTACTGAGAAGTCATAGACAGACTGAGCACTTAGTTGTGCTTCAATGATAGAAGCCAGAAACTGCCCTACTGAATTATTCAGGAAGCTGATGTATGCCATCTACATATCTACATCGTCATACTGATGGTTGCCATAAGCCTCAGGATCAAATGGCTCCGATTCTTCCTGCTCCGATTCTTCCTGCATAGATATGATTATCTCCTCGAAGTCTATTTCCTCTACAGAGGAAGTTAATAAATCTCGGGTAAGACCCTCTGTATCATCAACATACTCTCTGTAAAACCATTTCCTAAAGAGGTCAGTTCCTTCCTCTGCCCCCCTATTACTGAACTGCCTTAGTTTTAACATGTCGTCTTTATCATTAGATAGCCAGTTAAAGGTGTTCCAGGTTTCCCAGTTGCTCCATCCGTTATAACTCATTCGGCCCAATCCTTAGCTTTCCATCTCTTACTACAGCAGCCATACACTTCTTACAGCTAACCGTGTCTTCACTCATAGTTAGCACCACTTTGTAAGGATTGTGCATACACAAGGGCACAATGAAGCTCTCTGTAGTTCCGTCTCCCTTTCTCAACTCCATCTGCTTAAGTAGATGGACTGTCCCAGTATACGTTGTGCCTGTCATTTTAGCTACTCCGCCAACGCCTTCGTCCTACTTCTTCTTTATCTATAAGTATGGTTACACCTTTTACTATGCTTGCTAGCAAGATAGTATATTCGTGTAATCTGTTTAACAAACCCTACCTTAACCTTCGTATCTAAAAAGAGGCTTGCTAGCTAGCTTTTGCCATACTATAGTTTGTTGATCAACAATGTCACTATGGAAAACATTGCCACTATTCAATTGATCTCTTGAGGTTCGTCGAAGAACCCGAAGCCGCCTTCTTCCTCATCTGGCTCTGTCACAGACCCGAAGGGCTCAAAAAAGCCGCAGTCGTAGCAGCAGTAGCCTATTAGTTCTCTCTCTGTGTCCTCTACTGGCTCCCAGACTGCATGAGTACACTTCCACCTACGCACTGCATTACTTGGGTATGTAGTTTTCATTTACCTGCCTCCACTATTGCCCAAATAAGAAACACAACTACTCCTACTAGAGAAGTGTAGAAAATGAGGTCATTCTGCAATGTGATCTATACCATCATAGTGTTTCTGTATAGTAGCACAAGGTTTACAAGGATAGCTGTGTTCGGCACTGATAACAGCTATACAATCTGAATGCTTACACTCCCTCCAGCTTCCCTTATGCTGTACTGGCAGCTTCTCCCTAAGAATAGGAATTGCCTCCTCAAGTGAGGCAATAAAACCAGGTAAGTCCTCCCACATTACATAGGCCGTGACCCTACTACCCTTAGTAAACTCTCCCTCTTCCATCATGGTGAACTCTGTAGCATGAGTATTCTCTAGTTGGTGGTGTACATCTACTCTCTTGACGTAGTGAACACTTGCATTCATTTATTTCTTCTCCTCTGTTTCAACCAATCTTCCGAACTTATCATAGACAGCATACACAAAACTAGCAGGTGATCGATATATCCTCACCAACTGATTCAGTGCCTCTGATACATAATGAGCTATTGCTAAGGAGTGAATAATAGTATCTACTTCAGCTAACACCTCCTGAGAAGCAGACACAATGCAGTATCTACCTCTATTATGACACTCTTCCTTGTCTACCACAATGGCGTCTATCTGTTCCAGGACCTCTGTAGGCAGGGAATCAAGCAGATTAACCATGATGCTACCCCCTTTCCTACTCAATTATGTCCCCTCTCCTTCAAACTGTAGTTTGGACAGAGGGGGTCTACTATAAAGATAGTCCTCCCCCGCCGTATCCACCTTTTCCACCAGCCTAAACACGGCTACCTGGTTGTATGCCTTCAGTACCCACTCGCATATAGAGTCCAGTAGAAAATACAGATGAATAGAGGACTTATCTGTGAGGACGGTATAAGTAGCATTAAGGTCCTTATATATCTCTCTATCATCGTTTTTCCACCCTCCAGCAGAATCTTGAACAGTATACCCACCAAAGTTATCTATAAACATCTCCTCTAGTCGTACTGTTCTCTTGTCCCTGGCTCGTGGGACTATTAGGGTGATTCTATACATCAATGCTCCCTTACCACATGAACTAGCATTACTATACAAGTACTAAACCAGGATACCAATATGGCTGTTACAGCCGCCTCCTCAGGGGTCATCTCCACTCCACCTTATCCTGTATTCTGCGTAACACTCATCACTGCAGAATCTTGTTCTATGTACTCCTTTCACATGCTTCTCCGCTTCTGCAATAACTAACCCACTACAAAAGGCGCACGTTTGAGCGCAGGGCCACTCTCTATCACAGTCCTTAAGAAAGATATTAGTGTTCACCCAAGTACCTCCTTGGCCTCGGACTCTCTGATAGCATCTTTGACCTCGCTGTCAATTTTGAACACATAGCCCTCATCTATAATAGGATTGAGTTCTTGAAGCCTATCTTCATATAGCTCCGGGTCCCTGTCCACAAGATAGACTTGTAGGTGCTCATTGTATGAGCTGTAGTAGAATATATTTTCTACTATGCCACTGTATGTTTCAATAACTATCTTCACCTCAATCCCTCCTCTAGAAACTACTTACTGCCCAAAAGACTATCTCTGTCTACCGGGTCATATCTGACGGATTTGACTACTAAATCAAGAAGCTCACCACAACCATTGCACTCTAGCTTCTGGTCTGCTCTGTCCCAGTAATCTCCCTTGTATGCAGAGAACTCGTCCCAACAGGAAGGGCAAACTAACATCTCTCCATATGGCGGACTTGACAGTAATTCACTAGGCTTAGTCATTACTTGCCTCCTTTTCCTCTTGCGAACTTACTTGCACATAAAGCACAAGCCTTCTCTCCATACTTCAGAGCCACCCAATCCTTGGAGTCCCTAAGTGGGTGTCCGTTCTTGCACTTCATATCAATCCTTCCCAGTTGTAGTGCTTCCTGCACGCCTTACACCAGCCTGTAGTGGTCAACTTTACCTTATGCTCAGGACACAAGGGAACCTTCTCCCAGAATGGAGCACAGTTCCAACAGAAGTCCCTCATAGTATGTTGTGCTATTCCTTCCTTGAGTCCAGGACAGTACACAATGAGAGCGTCTGGCTTAGTCAACTCTATTCCTCCTTTGAGCACACCAAATTACAGCCTGTAGTTTACTGGCAGGAATACCTACTTCTCTACTCAACCACCTAACAGCAAAGGCTATATCCTGGTACCTTTTATACGTCGGACACACTCTCTCTCCCCCATACCCTACTCGATACATCTGGCCATCTATGCACACACTAATAGGACTCCCAAGGATACTCAGATAGAAGTTATATACCTTAGGACTCCTCTTAGAGTCTACTAGGTCGAAGAAGTTCTCCCCATCCTTAATTCTGTATGCCTTCTTGAGGGAGTTCTGTAAAATTCCTCTAGTATCTCTGTTCGCACATACATCCTCTGCTGCCTCAAGATTCTTACCCCATCGAAGTTGTGGGGATAGGACAGCTACAATAGCTGCTACTCTATCCCACGACATTCCGTAGGAGTTAGCTCTATTAGAGCACCACTCTCTAGCAGCCTTATACCACTCCTCCCCCTCATTCCAGGTAGAGGCATTAGCAGTTTCTAGGACAGTCCTAAAGTTGTCCTTGATGTCACTAATGGGTATCGACATCCTACTGATGGTGTCCTTTTGGTGACTGAATCCCTAGCCCCCACATATGGATTAGCTCTCGTTCCCCATTCATCTCATCGTGCAAGGCGGCTACTCCTCGCTCATCAAACTTCTTACCCCAGAACCTCCTCAGTGGGAAGAACCAGATTCCATACTGGACAGTTTGTTGAGCAGTGACTGTTGGTAGATATTCTCCCATGTTATTCCACCTTCCTTATCTTGCCGTCCTTCATAAGCACCCTGGCAAAACTGTTCCTCACCTTATCAGGCTGCTTACTTACTACTCCAGTCAACCAGCCCTCAGCCTTGTACTCAGGACCAAAGAAACTGGTCTCGATGTAGTCCAGTTCTTCCCCAATGCGTGACTTCAATTCCTTCTTTGTGTTGTAGGCAAACGCAATCATGTCATTGCCCTCCATTGCACAACCAAATCTTCATCTGTAGCCACTACCAACATACGAACAGGCAACTTTCTGCCTGCTTTTATAAGGACTTCAGTAGCTCTCCAAGCGGCACCTTCTGTAAGGTACTCCATACACGGAATTGGCTGTAGTGAGATACCATAGATACTATCGCCCAGTTCTGCCGCTGGATAATCCCAAGTAAGCACAAAGAGTTTGAAGTTGAGCCTCTCTGCTTGAACGACTCCCTTTGTCTTCCATCCTCCTGACCTTATGTCTTCCACTTCAATTCTCTCCATCCTGCTCTAGGGTTACTCACCCCAACCTCTCTCAAGTGCTTCTCCCTGAGAGTAATGACTGCCTGATGTGCCATAGGACTATGATGTCTGTTCATATAGCAGAACTGACACCTATCATCCTTGACCACTCCCTGACAGTCACACATGTTGATAGGAGTAGTCCTTGTTTCCACCACTACTCCATCCACCACAATGTCGTACTCTCTCCTATTCTTTGTGGCTCTCATTGAGCCACAGAAGTCACAGGGCTTAGGAATTGAAGAACCTTCAGTACGAACAGGGCAGTGGCACACTGTTCCCTGCATGGTGGATGTCCTTCGCAGCCCACACTGATTACAACGAGGTGGGTTGAAGTGAATCATAGAGACTCCTGTAAGTCCTTCAAACCCTTTGTGTGGTCTTGCATCAGTTCATCCTCCTGGTAAGGTGAAAGTACATGCTGTCGTACATCACAGCTTCCCCATTCAGGAATTGCTGTGCCTTTGGCGAAGCAGACACTGATGCCCATCTGAACATCTGCCTTCTCTTCATAATTGGAATCCAAGTGAACATCTGCCTCTCCTTCTAACTGTTCTCTAGTTGAGCAATGGCCTGCTCCCTTATGTATACGTATTCGTGGCTGAGGAAGTGTTCCATCACTTCCTCGGTATCCATTGGCTCACCACACCACGAACATCGAACAGGAGTGAATTGTTCTAGTGCAACGAATGCGCATTCTGGGCAGTCTACATAGGGCTCAGTCCTCTCTTGCTCATCAATCTGAGCGAGTGCTGTCAGGACGATGTTTTCCTCATTATCTGTAGGCACTGTCTGCTCTCCTTATGGGGTATGTAGCCGAGCCGCCCGGCCCAATTTCGACCGGCCATGCCATGGTAGCACTGCCCGACCCGCCGCGTCAAATCCTACAGCCCAGGGCATCTCTCTTTAATGGCGCATTTAGCTGTAGTTTACATAACGTTGCTACACGCTCAAGCATCCTGTCAAATGTAAGCAGCTACTGACAGTAGCAACCTTTATTATTAAGCCCAGGGCCTGTCGGCGGTCGTATTTGTTGTAGGATTTGGGGCAGGTTGAGCCGTTAGACCGGGGTTGCACAGACGGCTAGGTTCCTGCGAAGCTAGGGGCACGGCTCGGGCCATTGCCCGGCCGAATCTACCGATGCGCCTCAGAGGCGCGGAAGGAACACGCACCATGGCAACGTTCACACTGGAGGCTGGTAAGGGGTTCGGTGAAGGGAGTCTGACCATCATTCTGACGGCGGCAGACTACACCGTGAGCAAACTCCGCGAGGGGAAGATTCGCCGGGTGGTCATCAACGGGGAAGTTGTTGAGGCGGCAGAGCAAGCGGGTGGCAATCCCCAGTACGCCGCCATCGGGAATCAGCGGGTTATCAACGGCAACGGCAACGGCAAGCTAGGGGTTTGCTGGGTCAACGTCATTGCCCAGAATAGGCCGAACCTGAACGCTGCCGAGCTACCCGGGGCGGTCACATCCCGCAAGGCGTAGCAGGGAATCGGAAGGAGTCTGTACCCAACAACGCTACAGACTCCCTCCACAATCCACATCGGAGGGAACCTATGGGAATCACTCTGATAATCGCTAACGGCAAGTGTCACGAATGCGGCCGGGCCGTACCGCGTCCCGTGGTTTACTGTATGGCGTGCTGTGACCGATGGAATCCTCCTATCCCGCCGGAGGAAGGGAAGGGGCGGCCGGGATGAATGCAACGCTTCTCAAGGATGCCGTTGTCGCTTCCCGCGTCGCTACGTGGTACTCCGTGCAGGTGCCGTGCGTCCGCGTTCACACTGATATGTCGAGTCGCCTGTATGGCACCGTGACAGAGCGCATGGGGCTAGCAGGCCGGTTTGAAACCCCTATCGGTGCAATGCTGGTAGCGGCAGAGCTATCGAAGCGCTGCGGGACTGCCATCGTCAAGCATCACGGCGACACGTTCGCCTACTACGTCGTAGGGAGGTTGGTACAGTGAAGGCTCGACAGCATGTGTGGGTCACATCTCTTGTTCCCTCGCACCGTCTGACACGCGCTCTCATCAGTCTCACTCGTGTACTCACGGAGAACGCATGGGGACGGTACAAATTGCCGTGCGTCTGTGCTGGCTGCATTGCACCGGGTGAGGGATTCAGGGAGCGCGCGCGGCAAGCTTCCCGCAGTCTCTGGCGTACAGAACGCTATCGGGTAAGGATGGCGCATCATCGGCGTACCGTGGGCATCGTTGCTCTACCCTTCCTCCACACGCCACCACGCACCCCCTGACCCCCTAGCTCCCCAGCGCTTGAACCCCTAGGCATCAATCGCTTAGGGGTTTGTCCCACTGCTTACCAGGGGGGCTGACCAACCATTCAATCAATTCTTCCAGGAGCACACCCCCCTAGCTCATTTGTCTGTTTGTTCAATCAGCCTCCTGTGAGCTAGCTCGCGCAATGGCTCGTGCGCCTATGCGCCTACACCGTAGCCTATAGCACGGCGCACCACCCGAGTCTGTAGCACCCGGCCCCCCCTGTAGGCTACCCCCCTATAGCTGTAGGGAGCCCTCACTTTTATTGTTGGGGTGTTATTGTACACCTACTCCAATTTTTCACTCAAATATGCCTCTAATTGTATATACAATTCTTTTCCCATCTAGGTGTATACAGGTATATACAAAATAGATAAGTACTTAAGGTAAAGTTACGTTGTTTTGAGGTGTGTACACCAATGAACAATATTTGTTATACAAGACTTGAATCTGGATGTATAACAGATTACACGAATATAGGGGCTTGCTAGCAAGCAGTATAAAAGGTGTAATCTCTTTAAGAACTACGTAGCAGTGTGTTATACTTAGAATATGGGTATTACACAGTTGGAAAGGAGCTTCAAATGGAGGCCAAAAAGTCTTGGATGAGTCAGACAAGGGGGTGGAGACCGATTTGGGTTTCCTATGCCGCCGCTCGAAAGCTGCAGATAGTAGTATGTGATCTATGTGGGGAGGATCAGAAAAAGGAATGTAATAACTGCTTTGATATTCTTCCTCTAGACCTATTCAATAAGGCTGTAGGTAGAAGTGGAGAGGTTTATTACGGAAGGAACTGTAGAAAGTGTATTTATAGTCTTAACCCAGGTAAGGCAAAAGACTCCAGTAAGAGGTGGAGAATGGCAAAAAAGGAGCTTGATCCTAGCCACTTCAGGAACACCACACAATTATATAGAGACAGGAATACCAGGTACATTGTGGAGTACCTCTTAAATCATCCGTGTGCTAGGTGTGGAGAGTCAGACGTTGAAGTACTTGAGTTTGATCATTTAGACCCCACTGAGAAGGAATATACCATAGCCCAATTGGTAGGGGGGGGAATGGGTCTGATAAAACTCCAAAAGGAGATGGCTAAATGCCAGGTTCTATGTTCTAATTGTCATAGGAAGAAGACCATTCAGGATAGAGGAGGCACCACTAGGAGCAAACTGCTAAATTCCCTTAACAATTAAAGTCCACTATCATAGTTAGGTTATCAATTAAACTTTTGGGGTCTAAACTTTAACTTCTCCCGTTCCAGTCACCAAAGTAGTCACAGGCGCTATTGCACTTCGGGTCGCCCTGATAGTGGATATGGATGGACCGAGCGCCAATTTGGTCAAAGGTGAAGTCGATGAGGAAATTGGCCCAGGCTGCTTTGAGGCCCCATCCTCGATAATCAATCCAGAAAGTGCGGATATAGTCAATCATAGGTTTCATCTCCTAATATTTTGGATTGCCACTTATTGAGCCTAATCATTGGGTCTATTGTCACCAATTCCCAGGGGCACAGCCACATACAGGTACAAAAATCCCTACCAGTCTCATTAAGGTCAGTAGTGTGAGTATAGGGCAAACACTTCGCCATACCTGAAAAGATGACTGAGCATCTACCCCTCCAGACGTATTCCATCGGAGGGCTCCTCGATTAGCACATAATGACAGGTTCTACAACTATAGGCCGTACGAGATTCCATGGATCCGTGTCCATTGGGACAACCGTGATCTTCATCTGGGTCTAGACTGGTATGTGCCTTATAGAGAGATTTCCAGTTAGGTGTGCGGTAGGGAGTAAAGGAAGAATCAGCCTTACACATATTTATTCCTCCTCGAATAGTCCAGAATTATCCCGAATAACCTGCCTGAGTCCAACAGAGAAGGGCCTAACGAAATCCTCATCGTCGTCCCCTCCCTTTTCAAGTCTAGTATTTAAGCCGGTGAACCACAAAATGCCATGGATGATCTCGTGCAGAAGGGATTCCTGTTTCTTAGCCTCAGCAATGGTTTCGAGTAGGTGAATCTCCAGGTGGACGAAATCTATCTCTGCTACTCTGCCTGTATCCTCCAGGCAGAAGTCCTCCTTCACTGCAAAATCAAAGGGACCTATACGAACTATTGATGGAATTTTGATCTTCATACTTGCAGTGTATACTTATCTCAGAGATAAATCAACAGGAGGATAACGCCATGACAACGGGTAAGGCGTATACGTTTCCAGGCGAACCTAATACGGACATGCTCCCAGTTCAGGATGGGGCAACTGCTACGGCGGCAGTGCTTCGAGGTGGAGGCACGTCTACCACTCAGTTGACAACGGCTACAGCAGACAAGAACTTCTTCGGCTACTGGACCTCCAGCACGGCAACCAGTGGTGATTCTCGGGGCATCTACTGGCGGCACTATATCAAGGGTGCTGGTGGGGCAGGTGAGGCCGGTCGGTTCTATACCACGGTCTCGGTTGCCGCTGGGTCTGGTGGCACGGTCAACGGCGCGCACATTTCCATCAGCTTTGCGACTGGCGGATCGGCTCCAGGCGCTTCCAATGCACTGAGGGCTACGTACGATATGGCAGCCTCGGTGGCTCCCGGTGGGACCCCGGCAGTTATTCAGGCGGACTCTAACTTTGGTGCCTCGGCTACAGTCCCGGCAACGATGGCTTTCTTCCATCTGGACAACGTTGGTACTGCACCTACGACTAACGGTGTGCCGCTCTTGTTCAACATCCTGAACCCGGACACGACTACGTTCTTCACGGCGGCTGGGACGGGTACGAACAGTGCCGGCGTTTCCACGGGCGGTGTGGCGAGCAAGGCGCTCAAGTGCTCTGTTGGTGGGACAGCCTACTGGCTACCGCTGTTTAGCTCCAACGCCAGTTAGGAGTAAGGACAGTGGCTAAGACTCTTGAGGACGTAAAGGAAAAGGTGATCAAGCTCCTCTGGGACCTCCTGGAGGAGCTTGAGACCATGGAAGACGCTTATCAGATGAAGGCCGAGGTTATGAAGTCGGTCATGTCATCGGTGAAGCAACTGGAAGAATAGTAGGCATTTGGGGTACAATAGGGGTAGGGTAAGAACCTGCCCCTATTACTTTATGGGAGAAAGAAGTGGAACTCAGGGAATTCATTACAAATGGGATCAACGATCTCACCAAGCAGATTGTGGAGACTCAGGACAAGCTGTCACAGTTGTTTGGTGGTCGGTTTGCTCTTGAGCAGATGTTGAACGCCCTCAATGATGGAGTATTTAATGGTAATCCAGAACACGAGACTCCTGGCATTGAGATAGGAGACCTCATGCAGCGAATAGCTGCAGGGGAAGATATTCCAGATAATGTGACTTCTATACACAGAGGAAAGAGGAAGAAAGATGGCAGCGAAGAAACCGGCGATGCCAATGAAGGGAATGATCCCGAAGGGGATGCCAACTAAGGGGAAGTGCCCCAAGTGTGGTATGCCCATGGCTAAGTGTAAGTGTAAGTAGCATGGAAGAGGATGTCATGTGTGGAGACTGTGGACATACTAATCATGGTCCTACGTGTAGTAAGTGCCTAGGAAACCCTTTCCAGAGCCACATTGCTAACCATACGTATGTGCCCTGGTATATTAGACTTGCTGAGATGGCTAAGTAAAGGAGAAAGAAGATGGCAGCAGCTAAGAAGCCTACAAAGAACCCCCCAAAAAAGACTGCAGGTGGCGAACAGCAGTGGAAGGATCCAAACTGGATAGATCCCAATACCCTTAGGGACTATCCCCCCAAGAAAGACTTGAAACACTACGATCAAAATTTGAAACGTAAGAAGGGGCCTAAGTAAAGGAGAAGGAAGATGGCAGAAATTGGAGGGCAGATGAATAGTGCTAATGCAGCCTGCACAGATGAGGCGCATTGCATGGAGAAGCAGGTGGGACATAGTTACCTTGATCCCTGGACCAGGAAGTTCCTGCAGAAGTTCGAGCACTACAAGCCTCATGGCAGTAAGTATCTTGACCCCAGGATGAATAGGCAGGCTGAGGTGAATGATAAGTAATGGACGAGGAGTTTGACGACTCGGAGTCGGTCACTCCTAAGCTAACTCTTACTTTTGAGACTGGTTTGGTAGTGAGTGACTTCAACACCCTGGTCAACGAGGCCGGTATCTATGAGGGGCTTGCTGTGCAGCTACTGGAGATTGCTTATCGCTACAGGGCAGAGAATCAGAAGCTCAACCAGGATAGGAGCTTCTTTGACCGCGAGATGCGGGCTCGTGATACACTTGAGAGAGAAATCAAGAAGGAGTAACAGCTATGGCTGGTGAAGAGACTGGTTACAGAAGTCAGGATACGGGGGATGTTCTTGCCAAGGTTCGCACGATTCTTTCGGGCAAGCCAGTGCGACAGAGCGCCATTGAGAACTCGGCTGGTGACAAGGGCTTTGAGAAGGCTGGGGTTAATAAGGGCGTGGGTAATCATCACAGTGGCAGTGCTAAGGTGACAAAGGTTCGCTAGATGGCTGGTAAGTCAAAGGCCCATCCAGGGTTCCAAGCTGTGCAGAGGAAAATAGCTGCTCAGCAAGGAGTTCCGGCTGAAAATGCTGGAGCTATTTTGGCTGCCTCAACACGTGGGGCTAGTCCAGCAGCTAAGGCCAAGAACCCAAGGCTAAAAAGAGTTAAGTAACTCCCTGCGACCTGGGAAAGTGGCGCTCTGGTAGCGCCGCTTTTCTATTTATAGCAAGTTTAGTGAGTTTACCCCAGTTTATGCTCCGAGGCTAATTTCTTCATAAGTGAGGACTGAGGGGCTGTGAGTGATCAGAGGCACTCAACGGTCAGCATCCCTCTTTTGCTCCAATGATAAACTTATCTTATGAAGACAGCAACCTTTTACTGCCAGGAGTGTTCTACTTCCCGTCCTATAACCAGCAATCCGATGCACACTCTTCTAACAGACGAAGCAACAGAGGCTCGGAGACTGGGGGGGAGACCTTTATCTGTTCGCTGTCCTGAATGCAGCATCACCACACAAATAGTCCTTAGCGAAGCTACAATCTTCCAGCTACGAAAGGAGTGGAAATGGAAGCAGAAGAATTCCTCCCTCCCGAACTAGCTGAAAATACCATAAACGACGAAACAGTCACAGACAAATTAGGCAATGTGCGACCTCGCTGCAAAGGCTTCGCCCGTAAAACTAACCTCCGCTGTCGTGGTTGGGTCTGGGGCCAAACCGACTTCTGCCGCTTTCACGGCGGTACGCTTGTAGAGAGTAAAGCTGAAGCAGAGCTAATTCCTACTCCCTCTCGTCCAGATACAAACTTCAAAGAGTTCTTCACAGTCCGATTTAAGAAGTATATGGGCGTAATGAAGACTCATCGTCGCTATGAAGTAGATGAGCAGATAGCTTCCCTACGAGCAGCAGGAGACTGGTACGAAGAAGTGCTATTTGCTATAGGTGCTCCTTCTGTCAAAGATATTGAGAACTATTACTCTATCAAAGAGCGTGAGGTAGCTCTTATAGAGCGTATGACAAATATTGAATCTAAGAGGGCTTTTGCTATTACCCAACAGACAATGAGAGAACTCCTATTAGCCTTTGTAGGAGTAGTGAAGAAGAACATCAAACGTAGAGATGAGCAAATAGCCCTTCTACAGGATGCTAGGGCGTTATTCTCTGCTGACCGCCTTCTTATGTCTCCCATGCCAGAGGACCCCATAGAAGCCCAGTTTCAGATGATTAACAACGAAGCAGATAACATCTTGGACTACTCCACACCTGCGCAAATGCCGGAGATCATTGAGGAATGATAGAACCTAAAACCAAGTACCCCCGTCCGGTAGCAGACCTGGCGGATGAGATATTTGGTCGTGCTATCGAAGAAACCTCTTTTGCACAGGCTTTGGACCACAAAAGGTTTCAACCCCCTACTAAAGAGGAGAAGCTTAGCTTTTGCCGCTTTATGGGGTACGTCCCTCAAGAGGAGTGGGAGGCTTTGGGGAGACCAACATTTCCTCATCCTCTCCACAAGGGTCAGATGGATATGTTGGAGTGTGACGACCGCTTCATCATAGTCGGTGGCGGACGCCGTGGAGGGAAGACCCATGGTGTTGCACTAATTGTCCTGTGTATTTTGCATCTACGCCCATACTCGACCATCTACAACGTTGGTCCTACTAAACTGCTCTTCCAGAAGGTTTACTACAAATGCTTAGAACTTCTGGATTCTAAGGGCATCAGATACAAGTCCCGCAAAGATCCCTACTGGGAAATAGAGCTTGAGAACCACTCCCTTCTGACTTCCAGGACTCTGGAGGAGCCTGGTCAGATGGTAGGAGACGCCCTAGACTTTGTGATTATTGACGAGGCCGCACAGGGCAACCGATCAGTCTGGGACCGTCGCCTTATCCCATCCCTAGCCGACAAGCGGGGTGGGGGCATACTCATTGGTTCCTACGAAGGCAATAACTGGTATACGGAAATGGCTCAGGAAGTAGAGATTAAACGTGCCTCTGGACAGGAAATACCCTGGGAATCTTCCTGGAGTCACTTTGAGTTTGCCTCCTGGGACAACGTGGCTATCTTCCCACTAGGATTTGAGGATCCGGTATTTCAGGCTGCTCTTCACGACGCTCTTGACCCCAATGATTTCTGGGAACAGTTCGCGTCCAGGCCTAAAGCAAATTACAACTTGGTATTTCCAGAGTTTGAGCGCTTTGTTCACACTACTACTAGAATAGGGTTCAACAAAGATCTACCTGTCTATATTGGTATCGACCCTGCAGGCTCAGACGCCTATGCGGTCATAGCCTTCCAGGTAATTAAGAACTGTCCTTGTTGGTCCTGGTACGGAATTCCAGATACACCAGAACAGGAGCATGTGTGGGTCATAGACGAATTCTACAAGCGTAATGCTATTACAGAGATGGTCATAGACGATATAAAAATGCGACCTTGGTTCCCCAACCTTTCCAAACTTGGCTATGGAATTGTGGACGTAACTGAGTGGCAGGGTAGCGCCTACCGTTGGGGCAGGTCTGGAGTCAAGATCTACGTGGTCCAGAAGACTACCAAAGACTTCATCAAGAATTCGCTGGACTACTATCGTACCTGGCTACGAGACCCTATTCGTTATAAGTTTGAAATCAATCGACTATTGGTGGCTTTTGCCGAAAAGCAGGGTATGGAGGTTGACGCTATTCCAGTAGAGGAATACCGCATTATGCGCTCTCAAGTAGAGCAAGAGGTTCCTAAGGACATTCTGGTACGATGTAATAGGGTACACATCGACCCAGTAATGTGTCCTAATACCGTTTATGAACATGTGAACTATCAGTATGCAGAGGGAAAGAGAGGCGGAATTCTCAACGCTCCTGAGAAGCCAATGAATGCTTTTAACCACGCAATTGACGCCACGGTATACTATTTCTGGCAGGCACAGAAATACGGTAAGCGTCCTCCATCAAAAAGGTATATAGAGTAGAGTATGGCAAAAGACATTACCGTTACCCCTCAGCCCGTTCGTACTACTGGTACAGATGAGGCCAACTCGTTAATCCGGTTGGCTGTTCGTTTGCACTCCAAGCTTAAGGAGCAGATGAAAGATGATGAGGGGCTCTTCAACCAGGAGTATGAGGCCATACCCCGCAGGAAACATTATAAGCCTGTTAAGACGGTAACTGCCAAGGCTGCTGCACTCAACATTGCCAATGCTATCACCCACAAGCTTCCAGACATTATTTGCCACCCTCGCTCAGATGAGGACGCTGCTCAGGCTGATGCAGAGACTAATACAAACTTCTTGATTACTCTATGGGGGTATATGCAATCAAACAAAAAGCGTCCGGTGCTACGAGATGCTGCCTTGTTTGGAATTGTACGTGGGGCATTCATCTTCAAAACCACTTTAGACCAGAAGGCTATCAAGGACCAACCTACCGAACCTACTTCCCCTACAACCAGAGAATCAGACCTGATTGATAACCCCTCTGTTATGGACCAGCTAAAAGAAGAAGAAATTCTTGCAATCATGGCAGAGAATATCCAGTATCGACTGGACAAAGAAGCCTACGATAACAGGATGAAAGCCTGGAAGGCTAAGTATGATAATAAGGTACTTATCAGTGTTCAGGCTCGTGACCCCAAATTTGTGTATTGGGACCCTGTAGACGAGGACCCAGAGTGGGTAGTTGAAATCTATCCTCGTGCTTGGTATGACGTGAAGCGCCAGTGGAAGAACAAGTTAGGCGACTTCCGACCGTCAGGGACTTCTCCTCTCCCCGGATTCCAGGATTCAGAGACAGTCTGGTTCACTGAAATATGGAAAGAGGATAAGTACTGGCTTGGGGTATCCAACGATGCGTCTCATAATTTTGTCCCTGTGCAAGGCTGGACCAAACATAACTATGGATTCATACCTTATGCCATTACTGGGGCACTTACTTCTCCCTTCCATGAACTGGAGAGACAGTATGAATCCATCTATGCAGGCTACCACGACCTGCTCAACTACGAATACCGCCTAAAGAATCAGGTAGCTGAGTATATTCAGAAGGTTACTCAGGCTAACATTGTGGCCAAGATGAACTCGCCCGAACCTATTGATGAGGCCCTGGAAACAGGAACTATCATCCAGCTTGGTCCACAGGATGAACTTTCGTATATGGAACCGGGTGGAGGCTCCTACCAAATACTCTCGGACATGGAAGAATCCATCAGAGGAGAGCTTTCTGGAAGGCTAATGGTACCAGAAGTCCTGCTTGGACGTACTCGCTCTCGTTCTGGGTATGGTACTCAGGTACAGGCACAACTAGCCTCTCAGACCCTTCTGCCTTTTACTACGGGTCTGAGTCTGGCTATCCAGAAGGCTAATGAGCACATTCTTCGTCTGGTTGAGATGCTCCCAGGTAAGACTTATGTGTGGGGCAAGTGGAATGAATATGGTGAAGCCTTTGCATCCAAGTCTACGATTCGTGGTTTCTACCAGAATGAGGTTGAAGTCGGAATTGAACTACCTTCTGAGAAGGCCCAGAACTCACAGAATGAAATCAACCTCTGGAAGGCTGGACTGAAGTCGAAGAGGGCAGCAGCTAAGGATGCTGGAGTGCGGAACCCTCGTAAGGAACAACTTCTCTGGATGGCTGAGCAGGTGCAGCAGAGTCCTCAATTCATTCAGGCTATGGGGTTGGTTGCAGCCAGAGAAATCTTCAAGATACCCTTCCCTGATGAAATTGCTGCAGCAGAGGGACAGGGGGGTGGTCAGGAAGAGGCTGGGCCTCCTGGTGGGGCAGTTATGCCAGGTCCTCCTGGACAACCTGGGCTTTACCCACAGGCTCCTCCTGGCTCTCCTCAGGAAGGGCAGATGATGCAGCAACAGGCTATGAATCAACAGGGTAGGCAGAAACAGCCTATGAGGAGAAGGTAATGGCTAGACGAGGAAGGGGGAAGAGGTCCTTCCCCACCATCCAACTACTGGTTGACGATAAACTAACAGTACAGCCCTCTGTTAATCCTGGGACTTACCCAAAGGAAATACAGAGGATATTGGGCCAGGTACAGAAAGACACTGAATCCGTATTGAAGCACCTCAAGAGGGAGTTCAATCGTTAGCCTATAATTGAGGTAGTTAACAAGGAGAAACCTTATGGCACTGAAGAAGCTAAGCACTCTTAGACCTACTACCTCAAGAATTACCCAGCCTGTTTCCAGGCCGGTTACTCGTCTTCCTATTGTCCAGCAGAATCCTTATGCTAGGTTGATTGGCCCTACTGCTACTCAGGCCCATCAGGGCGAACCAACCCCAGAGTCTAAAGATACACAGGAGGATACCTCAACTGCTGGAGATCCAACTGTAGAGCAACAGATGCAGACGGAGGAGTTGGAGTTTGGCTGGAAGAAGTTCATGGAAGAAAAGGGGTTCAACCAGGAGAAGTTGAACTCTGATGCTAAGAACGCTATCTTTGAAATGGAAAACCAACTTAAGGAAATTACCAACAAATACGAGCTTGGTAAAGTAGAACTCTCCAATGCAGACGCCGCCAACCTCCGTGACTATGAGGCCAAAATTGCTCAGATGAAGAATGACCTGGAGCTTGGTAAGGGGTCTTTACAGACCCAACTTGAACTCCAGAAGATGAACAATACACTCTCTGAGCGACTGGGGATGGCTGGCTATAAAGCTGACCTCATCAAGAGTAAGATGAATGCCGACGTGACCCGAGAGCTTGAAGGACTGGCTACAATGTCGGACTTCCAGCTTGGTAAGGGCGAGCTTGGACTTAATCAGCAACTTGGACAGAGCCAAACTGCTGCTGATTTAGCAGCTAATTTGGGCAGCCTTGGCGCACAAGAGCGCATGGGTAGTTCCGCAAATGCAGCTAATATGGCAATGCAGGGACGAGGAATTGCCTCTAATGAGCGTCTTGGAATGGCAGGACTTGGTGCTCAGATGGCCCAGAATCAAATGCAGCTTCAAGCGGATCGAGAGTCCGGATTGCTTGGGGGGGCTCTGGAATCTTCTAACCAACGTGCAATGGGTGAGCGAGGAAGACAGACAGATTTGACAGGGCAGGCCCTACAAGCCTACCAGGCGCTCGCGGCGGCCCAGAGTGGTCCCCCAGGGGGCTGGTTAAATTCATGGTTTGCAAATAGGGGTCAAGTTGCGCCAGAAGGGGCCGATACTGGCCTGGCTCAAAACCTCGGTCAGTATGCTGCACAGTTAGGTGCTACTGGTCTTGGAGTGGACCCCAATACCTTCACTGATCAGATGATAGCTAACATCTACAACAAGGGTAATAGGGCGGAAGTTGGTAGTATGGATGATCTAATTGATGCCTCTACTGCGGGAGCGTATGAAGGACTACCTCAAGAGAGAGCCGAGTACGATGCTCGGACGGGAAGAATGATGCGCAATGCTGAGTACAATCGTGGCAAAGATGCAGCCTTCCAAAAGTCCCTTGCTACTAGTATTTACGGAAGTGGAGAGCCGGGAGGGCGAGTGGTTGGGGAAGCTACTACTCCTGGTATGCCTACTGGGTATCCAAACTTCATGAACAATGCTGACTATTACAAAAGTGCAGATGCTGCGGCTAACTGGGATCCTGGTGAGTATGGGTATGATATGCCTAATTTGCAGGACCCAAGTGCTCCTCCGGGACAGAGAAACATTCCTCCCCAATACCAAGAGATGAATATGCAACAGTTTCAAGATCAGCAAAGAAGGGTTAACCAATTTCCTACTGCTCCTCCTGGGACAAATCCAAATGTAAGAAGGGCTCCAGGGTATCCTCCTGCACGTAGGAGACCAGGTAGGGTATATAACAACGCTGGAATGGCTCCTAGAGGTGGGGTTGGAGTTATGGGATTTGGGGCTGACCAGGGTCCCACTGTTGACCGATCTAGGATGAAGCCACAACCATGGGAGAGTAATGAGGCTGTAGGTATTGTAGGACAACCTAGAATGGGGCGTCCTGATCAAGGCCCTATAAATCAAGGCTTTATGCAGGGACGACCTGATAGAGGTCCTACATATCAAGGCAATGCGGAGATTCTACCTGGAGGCATGGGGCAGGCTCCTCAGCTAAATATGCAGGAACAACTACAGCAACTTCCTGCAGAAATTGTAGGAGGAGCAGCAGCCGTACCAGGACAACCTAGAATGGGACTAGGCGAAAGTACTACTTGGGGCCAAGACCCTAATAAAGCCGAAACTGATAGAAGGATACTTGGAGATCAATTTGGCTCTGCAACAACTGGTCAAGAGTATACTCAGCCCCAAGGTCCTACTCCCTGGAATCAAAATATGCAGGCTAAGGAGTACCGGGGGCCACAGCGACAGGGTGGGCGTAGAGTAGGTAACTCAATTTTCTATGACAACTTTGATCAAGGACAGGGAGATGCGCGAGGAACAACGGAGCAGTTTAGTACTCCTCCCTGGATGCAACAGAATAGAACACCTCCTCGTAGGCCACAACCTATGCAGCAGCAGAGGGGTAGACCGCAACCTAGACCTATGCCTAGACAGCAACAGAGAGGCAGACCACAACAGCAATATCAACCTAGACAAAGGGGAGTATACCAGGGTATATAGATGAACCAGTACTACGATCCATACGCTGAGAATGACCCCAACTACTGGGGGCCTGACTCTGGAGATCAGATGTCAGCATATGATCCTAACCAGAACTTCAATTATGGTCAGGATATGTTAGACTATGGGTTGCAGTATGGAGATTCTTATCAGCAAGACTATGGGTATGACCCTTACTCCTCTAGTGGATACAACCCCTATGCTAGTTCTGGGTATGACCCATATTCGACCTCTGGCTATGATCCGTATAGCACTGAAGGAGGGTATACTGATCAGTATGACCCCTATGCTCAGGATATTGGGTATGATCCTTATAGTGACCAGCAAGACTACTACGATGACTTCTCTGATATTGGGTACACTTTCCACAATGATCCCAGTTTGATACCTGGCTTGCAAACTCAGATACAGGACTGGGAAGAGCAAGTTTCTAGTAATCCTTCTGACCAGACTAATCAGAGGTACTTACAAGCCTCTAGGCAGCATCTTCAGCAACTGCAGAATCCTACATATCAGGACGATGGCTACAATCCTTATGGCGAAGACATGGGATATGATACCTACGGGTATAACCAGTTTGACCAGAACCAATGGGATCCAGGCTACTACAATAACCAGGACCCATACGGAGACTATGGAGAAGGGGACTATGGGCAAACCCCTGAGGAAGCTCCTCCTTCTACAGTTGAGAAGTTTGATTATGGGAACACAGACATCAATAACTACAAGACTCCTGATTTTGTACCCCCCAAGAGCACTGCTCCTACTCAGGAGGAAACCTTAGCACAGGCCAAGTCTCAAACACTTCCTAGCATGGCAGCACCACCTAAACCTTCCTGGCTAGAACAGATTGAGAGTGGAGAAGCATACAAACCCTACCATTCTTTTGGTAATAACCCTACTCCCTACCTCTCTCAGGAGCAGTACAACACCATGGACCCATCTGAATACGAGGGCTATATGGCCCTTATTCCTCAGTGGCAACAGCAGGACTTTGCACTCAATATGCAGAAGTCATGGGCTCCTGGGAGACAACGTAGATCAGCGTTTATGAGTTAACAGATGGCAGTTAAAAAGAAGCCGCTATTTGGAGGGTTCAATCTAACTCCTATTGAGCTTCCTAAGACGAATGCACTTGGGCTGCCGTTGCCCATCAATCAGGCCACTATTCCTGCACTAGCTCCACCCAGAAAGAGGCCCAAGCGAGAGCGGGTAAAGATTAGTAGAGGTAGAACTAGCAGGTCCCAACCTGCAAGGTCCCAACCTGCTAGGTTGGACACCACCCCTCCTCCTGTTCCTCCTGTAGTTACACCTGTACCTAAGCCGGAGCCCATGAGGATACAGAGGCAAGAGAGCAACCCTCGAATTGCCAAGCAAGTGGGTAGAACCACCAATGACTACCGTTCTTCTGTAGTAAGGAATCTGAAGTACCAAACCGGAGATACTAAATTCACCACTACTGACTTGGGAGTAAGTTTACCTTCTACTAAGAGAGACAAACTTTCAAGGACAGAGGCATTCTCCCCTGTAACCTGGGCTCAAAAGTTTCCTGAAGCTAATGCTGCAAATATAACTAACTTCCTGGCTATTCGTGGATACCCAGCTAGTAGTATTGCTGATGCTGCCAAGTATATTGCAGGTCAAGGGCATCTAACTGCCTTTGAGAAATACACAATGGCTGAGCAGTGGTCTAAGTCAAAAGAATTTGCCGATCCAGAAGCTACCCAAGAGCAAGAGATAATCAATAACTCTCCCATAAAGTTCAACGATAGTAGGGCTACTAAATGGGTAGCTTCAGTATCTTCTATAGCAGCAGGTCCCACTGGTGGAATTAACTCTGCCGATATGCCAGACTTTCTGAGGATGGCGTTGGCTATTATCATGCAGGAATCAAATGGGGATGAAAAAAGTAGCAATGTTAATCCTGCCACTGGAGATGATTCCCACGGTCTACTCCAGATTAACTTGGCTGGAGGACAGGGAATCCAGGTATTAGAGTGGTTTAAGGGGGAAGCAGACCCTCGTGCAGCAGCTATTGCTTGGCTGGAAGACCCTAATAACAACTTGTCCCTGGGTTTAGGCCCTATCGCTAAAGCCTATTTAGCTCTCAAAAAGCAGCCAGATGCGGACAAGATGTCCGACCAATCACGTCTAGCTTTTGTGCTGGCTAACTCAGGGCATCCTAGAGAAGATGGAAACATAGAAGCTATACCACTAACTTCTCGTATTGCCTTTGCTACCTGGTACGAACGATTGGGCGCTCCAGTTGGAGATATTGCAACAAGGTCTTCTACTACTATTGATTATTCCTGGAAAGATATACCTCAAACATTAGAGTTTGGGTCTAAGGAGCCACCTTACGAGAACAACCCAGAAGGCCACCTGGGCACCGACTGGGCCGTGCCTTGGAACACTCCTTTGGAGGCTGTTGTCCCTGGAATAGTCTCTGTGGCTGGTCCCAACGGTGGCTATGGAAATATGGTAGAAATTACCTTCAAGATGGGGGACAGCGAATACAAAATGCGGTATGCCCACTTGAACTCTATAGCAGTAGAGGTAGGTCAGGAAGTTACCGCAGGACAAAATATTGGTGCCTCTGGGAATACTGGTTATGTAGTTGGTACCGCAGACCCAGAACATCCTGGAGCACACCTTCATCTTGAATTGCGTAAAGATGGTGTTCCTACTGATCCTCTAGAGTTTCTCAATATGGGCACTATTGAGTCTACTTCTATGCAGCCCACATTGTTAAATGATGTAGTAGATAACTGGTGGAATCGAGCCTTGAATGCAGCAACATTAGAGGCCGGTAAGCCTCCAGAAGCAGCTAGTCCAGCAGTTCTAGATGTTGCTGTAGGACTGGAGGAAGCTGCAGGAAGCCCAGGAGACATACCAAAAGAGTCTCAGTTCCTACTGGATGTAGAAACCGAAGACCCTTACAAAATGGAGGAATATCGAAAACAACTTGGGAGTTTTGTAACACCTATCTCCGAAGAAGACATAGATAGAATCCTCACTGAAACTGTTAAGCGACCCATCACCCCTAAAGAGAGGGAGCAAATAAAGGCAACTATTCTTAATGGGGACGAAGAGTTAAGAACATACGCTTTCAATGCTTATGATCTCTTCATTCGTAATAAGATCAGAGAGCAAATGGATTCTCCTGGAGAGTCTTTAGTTGGAGACTTTTTGGGAGAGACCAGCAACGTAGCGGAGGGACTAGCAGCTACAGTTTTTGGCCCATATGCTCACTTTGGTACAGAGTTACGAAAAAAGGCTGGACTGCCTGATGTTGGAGCACTAAATCTACTACTTTCTATTCCTGCTGTAATAGCTGCACCCCTAATAATGGGGGTCGCTCCTCTTGCTGCTCCTGTGGCAGGATTGGCCGGTTATGTAGTTCCACAGACAGTTGATAACCCCTATCTCTTCGACCCAGAGAAATCCATCCCTGAAAACTGGGAGAGGAACAAGGAACAATACACAAAGGAAAACCTGGGAGAATTTGTTGATTGGGGACCGCTTCATATCTCCCCTCAAACTATTTCCTATGAAATGTTCCACATAGAGAATGTTGTACCGGCTAAGTGGTTTGCTGCTCCTGCTCAAGCTATGATTTCCAAGACAAGGGGATTCGGAGAAAGGTTCCTCAGTGGGGGCCGTACTGCTACCTGGTATAAGAGACAGGCTGGTACGGAGACTTGGCAGAAACTCGGTAAGATTCTTGCCACCGTTTATCCTGATAGAGATCTGAGAAGCATACAAGGACATGAGGTTCTTGCTTTAATAGATGGTTCTGCCCCCAAAGAGCTTTTAGATCTGGTTCCCCCTGGGTTGTTAGATGATGTTGCATCGATCATCATAAAACCCCCACGTCCTGGGGATAAGGACATAGCTATTCTTGCCAGGTCATTGGGGGTTTCTACTCCCCATTATTGGCACCCATTGGAACGAGCAGCAATTGGGAACGATCTGGATAATGTACTCTTTGACCTCGCTAAGAAGATGGACAATGTACAGAAGTCCTATAAGGGGGGTGGACTTGGAGCAGGCTTAAAGGAAGAATTGGATAAGGCCAGAAGTAATGCAGTACTCAGGATAGCTAATACTGTATCCAGAGGTTCAATGGATGATGTAACTGAAGCCCAATTTAACTACATAAATGATTGGGTAGAGTCAAAACTAAGAAGCTCCTTAAAAGGAAGCCTAACCACTGCTGCTGAGTCAGGTGGCAAGGCAATTGTACTGCCAGGGGCCATGGGGCGAGCCACTGACATAATGGCAGCAGTTAAGCGACATACGGAAACAGTATGGGATGAAATCTGGTTGAAGCACAAGTCTAAGATTGCCCAGGAGAGAAACAAGGTAGTCCAGGGGATGACGGACTTAGGATGGAACATGTCTTTGAAGAAGGCATGGACTACTGCTATGGAACCCTTCAATGTCCACCACACCAGAATGATTCTTGGATTCCCTGGGTTCCCCATGGGAAACGTACTGGAGGCCCAGGTAAATAATGCGGTCTATGCGGGCAAGAATGCCCTAAAGTTTGGTGCCACTGACCACACTGCTACAGATTCCCTTATTGAGTTAATCACCTCAGAAAACCTACTTCCTGACCTGAAGGGCTTCCTGCCATCGGGTCTAATGATAGACCAATCCGCCGACCTGGTAAAAAGGAAAGCAGTTGCACAGGCTTACTATGACGCCCTTAAAACTACTGGTAGGTATCAAGAACTGGCCAAATTATTGGAGGTTATTGCTAACCCCGACCTTGATACCAGTCAGAAAGTGTGGTTGAATCTAAAGCGTAGGAAGAAGGCGTTAAAAGAAGGAGATATAAAGGAAGCCCTGTTCCCCCAGAAGAGGGCTCCTTCTGAGACTGGGCTAATGGCTGTCCCAGAAGCACTGGAGGAAAAGGTAGCAAGTAGGAAGGGTGTTTTCAAGGAGCCGGGTATAAAATCTGGACTTGAAACAGTTTTCACCGGCATTGAACACGCAACTACTGCTTCTATTTGGCACAAGGTAAATGATGTATTTGGCAGGAGGCTCCGAGCAAGGTTCATCCTGGAGTCGTACCATAAGGAGTTGCGTAAGTTAGCTAAAGAAGGTTTGGTAGCTCCCTCTACTTTAAGAAGTCTTCTTCTACGAGAGGGCCTGGAGGAAATGCCTACAGGACTACCTAAGTGGGCTAAGAAGCAGTTAGCTGAATATGTTAGACAGAACGTTGGCAAAGTGGGAGCCGAAGACCTATTCCGAAATCTAGACAGCTTTGTTTCAGAGGGCAAAATACTCAAGAGTAAACTAAATGAGTACATCAGCCAAAAAGCCCCCTACATGCCAGAGAAAGTGAAACAACGGTTCTACAGTTTCTCCAGAGCCAGAGGAACCATTACCAGAAAAGAGTTAGATGATTTCATAGAGACGGAACTTCGACCTATGATGTCATCAGAACTCTTGGCACAGGATTTGTTCCTTATGCCTGAGTATGTCCAAGAAGCCAAGGTCATGGTAGACACCTGGAACAAACGACTCGGTGAGCCTAAAACAGTTACAGAACTACTTGACTACGCAAAAGCGCTGGAAAAGTATGGAGACTGGATTGCTGATTTCCCTGGCCGGATAAACCGAGAGGGGGCCAGATATGCGGCGAGAGGAGACCGTGCTTCTGCTGAGCTTATGTGGACCGAACTTACTAAGCATGTGGATGATATAAAGCAATTAGCTACCACTCATCGGAATCTTCTAGAACAAGTAACTGGTGCCCTTAGAAAAGAGGAATTGCACCAGTACGCAAATCAGGTAGATCTTCAAGCAGAACTTTCGGCTAAGATTGCTGAATACTGGCGTTTAGATCGAGAAGCAATTGCTGGTTTAAAAGACAAGTATGGCCCAGAAGCCTTTAAGTATAGAGATGAGTGGGTAACAGCCAGATCTGCAGTTTGGGACCAGTTTGATGTAGAAATGAAGACCTGGAAGGGCAAAAGGGTTGACCCACTGGTCTATGCTAGAGAAGTAATAGATGCACTAAAACGCCAAGCAGACCAGGATGGTAAGATGATTCCCACTCTTCGAGAACTCTACCGACAGGCAGAGAAGAGGGGGGTGCTTACTCCCAAGGAAACTATGGCATCTATCAATCAGAACTTTCCAGGCTTATATGACAGAATTTTCCCCAAGCGTAATCAGATGGAGAAGCTACTAATCACAGAAAACCTTGATCCTAATAATAAGGCTAAGTTAGCAGACGAATTGGGTAAAATGTGGCGAGGCGAGGGAGACCTGAGTGCCTACCATGCTATGGAAGATAGATTCCAGGGCACAAGAGATATTGGTACTGTGGCAGAGTCCCTTCATAGAAAGTACCGACCAAAGAGTATAGACGACACTCCGTTGGTAGATATTGCTTACACTGACCAGGGACGACTAACGGAAATTGGAATTGAGTTAAGGACCCTCTCTCCTAACAGCATTGAAGCCGAAATCTTTGATACTGTCACTAAGCTAGAAAAGAAGGCCAAGGGAGAGTACACAGTTAAACTTACCCAGGGCGACGTTGCTTACCTGAAGGCTCGTGGGGTAGATGTAACCACTCTTCCTGGATACAGGCCTGGACCTACACTCTCTCAACCTGATCTGGATAGCATCAGATGGAAGTTAGGCTCTGGAGAACCGCTTGGATTACCTCCTACTGAAACAATTCCTACAGGACCATCTTTAACAGAGAGGCTAACTGGAACTCCTGGTGAACCGCCTCCTGCTACCATGGCAGAAACCATTCCAGCAGAAGCTGTTTTACCAGAAACGCCAACTTCTCCATTGCCAGACAACTTTGTAGCTCTTCAAGGTAAAATCTCTAAAATAACCAACAAAGCAACTGGGGATCAATTAGACTCAATGGTTTCCAAATTTGAAGACTATATATCTTCTTTAGCCCCTGATTCTATGGTAGATAATGTGGTAGGGGACTCAGCAGATGACTTGCAAAGGTCACTGGCGGATATAATTGATTCCGTGGAAGAGCGATTGGGTGATAGGTCAGATGCAGTACTGGAATCTAGACTTGAGACTCTAAACGACCTAAACGAAAGGTTAGATTCTGTCATATCTGACTTGTCTGATTTAACCCCTGAAACAGTAATGAGGACACCAGTCTCAGAACCGCTATATGTTGGGCCGGTTGCCAAAAGTTGGAAAGTGGAGAAAGACGGACAGATTATCCAAGGTGGGTTCCCCACAAGACAAGAAGCTGTAGATTCTGTACGAGACCGGGGAAGTGGTTTTACAGTAAGGCCGGAGGAGTGGACTTCAGCACCCGAGCCTGCTCCGGCAGAAATTCCTAAAGTAGCAGTGGGGCCAGAGGTATCAGATGCAGCATACGGCTTAGAAGTACTCGCCCCAGACCCCCGTAGTCCCAATCGAGGATGGAGAGTACAACAAAGAAACTCAGGAGAAGTAGCAGACGGATTTGCCAATGAGCAAGAAGCTCTTCAGTATATTGAGAATGTTCGAGGAACTGAGTCAGCAGTTTTCCCAGAAATTCCTCCTGTGGAGGTTATTGGTCCTCCGCCGAAACTCCCTGCTTCCAGAGAGGCAGCAGTGGGGCCAGAGGTATCAGATGCAGCAACGGTCAGCATCCCTCCTCAAGAAGTACCTATTACCTGGCCTACAGAACCAGGTACCTCCCTCCTTGGTACTAAGTTAGCTAAAGTAGTCAGAACACGCCGTTCAGACTTACTCACTGCTATCAAAAAGATACAGAATACCATTTCTGATGAGAATATTACTAACTCTAAGATGTTCTTTGATGCTCCCTTAGAGCAGCTAAAAGTACCAACACTAGATGCTCCATTTGGAGAGAGGTTAGCGTACTTCATTCGACTGAAGCACGATAAAGAATTAGCCTCAGGACTGGAACAAGCTGGAGACATACTAACCTTTAATAGGTTAAAGACTGTAGATGGTAAAGTAGATGAGTTCATGCAGGAGATGCACTCTGCTATAGAGCAGGTTACAAAACAGCCTATCAGTGATCCAAAGTTAAAAGGAGAACTAAAAGCCTATGGAAATCGGCTAGCTGACATGCAAAATAAGTTAACCGATGCCGAACGTAACCAACTCAGTACTATGAAACGAAAGGCGTTCAAGAACTCTCTTGAAAATGTATCTAGAGCTTACACTAACTACAGTGACGGATATGCCCTAGATATGGCCATGTCTAAGGTGTTCCCCTGGTGGCAGTATGCTTCTAGAGCGCCCTTGCGAACTGTGGAACTCTATACTAGAACTCCCTTCTTACTCAGAGGAACCCTGAAATTCTTGGAAACCGCAGAAGAAGGTGGGTATGTCCCAGTTCCAGGTAACTTGGGCTGGGCCTTTGCCCCTGCACAAGGTACACAGTTCTCCAGACCTTTCCAAACTTTATCTAACCTTGTAAATCGTGGAATAGGATGGCCTAAGTATGGTGGAGTTTTAGGCCAGGCAGAACAGGTTGTAAATGCCTTCCAAGCAAGTGGGGCGTATTCTCCCATGATGAGTAACCTCATTAGTCTTGGGGCCGCAGCAAGTGATAGAGACTTAAAGTTGGGTATGGACTCATATTTCGGGTCTACAGCACTACAGATGTTGGGAGATGGAGCTTCTGCCTTAACGAACCGAATACCAAGATTTGGGATTGCAAAACCCGCTGCAGATTTGTACAACGATGTGCTGGAGGTATTAGGGGACCCATACGGCGAAATGAAAATACTCATGTATTACTCTCGCCGTGGGTACTCACCTTCTACAGTTGAAGCGGCCCTAACTCTTAATATGAATATTATCGCTAGAGAAGATGGCTCTGGACGAGTAGATCCTAAGATACTGAGACAACAAGCAGAAGACTACAACCGAGAAGTGAACTTCTTTTTCGATATGTTCGGGAATGTGAAGTCAACTGACCCTGGTATCAAGGAGTTTAAGAAGACCCTTCAGGGGTATTTAGTCAAAGCCATTATGACTGATCCAACTCTTTACAAGGCATGGAAAGCTGGAAATATAAACCCCTTTACCATGAACCCTAAAGACATTCTAAAGATGTTACCTCCTGCTCTCAGACGTAGGGTAGAGGATCTACCCTATGGGTATATTTACGATAATGCGAATTACTCCTCTGTGTTCAATGCTCCAAATACCAGAGAGCGACAACAGAACATGAATGCTTACTTCTACTGGGAACAGTTAGAACGAGACAGGATGCTTATAGAGCAATCATCTGATGATGCTGCTTTGGCTGCTGGGATAAAGTCTGCCGGAGGACAGGGGGGAATTGACCACCAAACCTGGATGGATCAACGTAAGAGTCGTATGGAACAGTTCCGTGGTGCACAGGATGCCCAAAGAGAACGACTTGGAGTACCAGCAACCTCTGCGGAATGGGACCGTTATAACGAGCAAAATGGTGGAACTAGAGAGGAGTTACACCCTATTCGTCGAGCTATAGATGACTATTACTCCATAGCTCCAAATGCAGTAACCAAGCAATATTACACCCCAGATGGTCAGGTAGACTGGGCAGCTATTCAAGATGACAGAGATGCACTAATAAACTCACTTCCAGAAGCTGAGGCCCAGGCAGTACTTGATGAGATTCAGAAATACATGACACCTACAGAGAAAGATTTCATTAGGGCTATCAGACAATTTCAGGACTTCAACGAGTTACCCAGATATGAAATTCCCAAGGGGTTTCCCTTAAAAGAAGGAAGGGTAGAAGAATATCTGAATGATAGGGAGACCTATAGCAAAATTACCAAAAACTGGAAAGAGCATAATGGGGAATGGAACAAGCTGTCCAAGGATGATCAAAGAGATCTTGTTGGTGGGTCAATCTTCTATGATAAATGGGGTAATGAAGTATCAGCAGATCAAGAGTGGGTTAAGGAAGTAAAGGTAAGAGGACTTCTCTTTAAGTGGAGGTCCTTTGATCCAATAACTGGAAACTGGAAGAACCTGCTTAATAACCCTCCAGATAGCTCAAGGGAGCGAAAAGCCTTCATTGGAGATGAACGTAATCAACTGTTCTATGATTGGTTCTGGAATAATCCTGTATACAAGCCTTATCTCCAGGACATAATTCCAGAGATAGATGAGGCTACTTCACTTCCAGGAATCAGCGTTAAGTAACTATGTTAGAATCATATATAGAAAGGCAAAGGAGGAATTTGACCGATGGCAGAAGGATCTGGAAACCCTGCGAATCCAGGTGAGGGACAGGGTACGGTGCCCGGAGCCGACCTTAGCGCATTGAGGTCTGAATTTTCACAGCACCTCAGCAACATGAAGTCGAACTTCGATAAGCAGTTTGCAGCCCAATCACGTAGACAACAGGAAGCAACAGACACACTATACCAGTACGAACAAAAGATTCGTGATCTGGAAGAGGAGTTAGAGGATACACGAAGTTCCACCGGTACTCCTGGACAGGTCGAATATGACCTAAACGGAAACCAGGTTGTCCGCAATACGTCGAATCGTGGAGACAAAGAAGTGCGGAAGATGCAGCGACAACTGGAGGAACTTCAGGATGCTGCAGACTACTACAAGAGGGAGTCTAATGCGATGAAGTCCATTACGACCGCTCTTGCTAGGAATGCCATTCTTCCCGGTGATCCCAATGTTGATTGGGCTCCCGAAGAGACCGACCCGGACATCATTAAGGACCGTGTACTTGCCTCACTCCCTGGAGCCGTGAGACTCCGAGATGCCTCCCTTGCAAGAGTAAGGGAATCCGCTGCTGCTGTTACAAGGAAGCCAGTTCAGGAGAGAGTTGAAGCCTCGGAGACAGATGAAGTTTCTGGTGGGCAAGGGGCCTCTCCTTCCGGTGGAGCACCGGCTGGATTCCTGGAGAGGTATGAACGGTACCTCAAGGGCGACAAGACTGCAATCACAAGAGGTGAAATCGAAGCGTACTTCAAACTGGCGACGCGCAAGGATAAGTTCGGGCAAAGTATGCTAAAGGAAAGTATGCTTTAGCAAACCTCCTCCTAGTCTCTAAATTAGGAGGAAAGTCATGGAAACTGCAACGACTCTCTCTGGTCGAATCAAGTCTACGTATGACCTTAGACTTCTCGACCGCGCTCTGCCGAACCTGATCTTCGGGCAGTTCGCGCAGGAGAGGAACATTCCCGAGGGTGGGGGCCGGTCCATTGAGTTTACCAAGTATGGTAGCCTCACTGCGGCCACTACGGCTCTGACCGAAGGTGTGGTCCCGACCGAAACGTCTCTGTCCACCTCAACCGTTAACGCAACGGTCTCTCAGTACGGTGCCTACGTCAAAGGTACGGATGCTCTTATTGTCTGGGCCATTGACCCCATCCTCTCTGAGGTCTCCGGGCTTTTGGGGGAGCAGGCTGGTCTTACGGTTGATACCCTCATCCGTAACACCCTTGTTGCTGGTACCACGGTCCAGTATGCGGGTAGCGTTGGGTCTCGTGGCGGTGTCTCAGCCGCCAACGTCCTCTCCGCTACAGAAGTCCGCAAGGCACTTCGGACGTTGCAGAGGAACAACGCCCGTCCGATCACTGGTGGCGACTTCGCGATGTTTATCCACCCTGACTCCCACTACGACCTGGCGAGCGACTCAACCTTTGTCAACGCCTCGATGCACGCACAGACTCGCGGAGACGAGAACCCCATGTGGACTGGTCAGGTGGCCCGATTCCTTGGGTTCACCTTTATCATGTCCACTCAGGCTCCTGTCTTTACGGCTGCTGGTGCAGGCAGTGTTGATGTTTATGCATCCATAGCTGTTGGTGCGGATGCGTATGGAGTGACGCCGCTTGAAGCCGATGTCCTCGAAACGTACTACGAGCCACCGGGGTCTGCTGGTGCTCTCGACCCGCTTCACCAGATTTGGTCGTACGGCTGGAAGATCCAGCATGGCGATGTCCGTCTGCAGGAAGCCTGGATTCTGCGAATCGAGCATGGGGCGACTGCGTAAACCACAGGAAGTGGGGTATACTGAGGGGGAGGAAGAAATCCTCCCCTTCAACTACTGGAGAATGTATGGCAAGTATCTATCCACCTGACCAGGAAGATGTAGTAATTCTCAACGGCTTTTCTCTTGTTAGTCAGCTTAGTGCCCAGCAGAACCGACCCTGGCGATTAGGTACCAGACTTAAGGGAGAGGTAAAGGGAATTACTGTTCGAGTCTTACACCCAGAAAATGGCACTGCTATGGATATTGGGATACTTCTACCGCTGGAAAGGACCCAATTAGAACTTATCCAGGACATTACTGACCTTTTTGACATTGCTGAAGCCATTTGGAAGATGTGGGTAGATACGGGAATTGCTTCTAATCCTATTCATGCCGCCAGTCCTAACTTTGGCGATGAAAAGGTTGTAGAAGAACTGGATAAGAAGGTTGAGAAGGCACTAATAGAGGCCAGGAAGAAAATGGAGTACGCTTTCAAGAACGACCCCAGGGTTCCCCTTATGTGGGACAATGATGAGACAGTTATCATGAATGGAGCCAAGTGGGAAATGATTGCAGGCTCTCAGGAGGTTCCTAAGGTAGTTGCGGAGTATCTTTCTGAACTCAAGGCTATGAGGGACAGACACGAACGAGGAAAGCGTCTTGCTGCTGGTATGGACTTAACCATGCAGATACGTGGTCCTGAGCAATATCAGGCTTCTAGATTTACTGGAGAGCGCTAATGCCACTTAACACTTACGAAATGCCCCCTAAGGATTGGCAGAGAAAGAAGAATAGGCACGGATTTCGCATTAACATTAGTGAAGTGGATTCCACCTACTACGACAGCCTTCCTGCTATTACTTATGGAGGCTCTACAGAAGCTCGGTTAACACAAGCTAGCTACCCCAGCAATGTCATTAAGGTTATAGGTGGTACAGAACAGCCTAAGGCTAATAGAGTACTTAATGATGCTGCTAGAGCCAGGGTTGAATACAATAACGTGGTCTATATGATCAAGTACAACACCAACGCCACAGTTCCCACTGTTGTAAAAAATATACTTGTTGCTGGAGGTTACAACGTTACTGTTGTAAGCTAGTATGA